TTGTATTGCGTCTGTGAAAAATACGTTCAGCCCCAGCGCCTTCGCTTAAGTCAAAAATGCCTTGAGCAATATTTGCCACAGGCGCTGTATTAATATCCGCAAACACCGTCCCCTCATCCTGCCGGTAGAAGCTACTAAAATTAGTCCCCGTGATGCTTACCACGTCAGCACTGCGGGTGACCGCTGTGCCAGAAGTCGGAATGACGCTCGTAGCAAACGCGCCCTGCTCTAGCTGGGGCAGGCCGATGCGGAGGGTGAAGTCAGCAACCCCTGTAGCCGTTGCGACGATTTGACTGGTCACACGCTCAATGGTTGCGCCTGAAGCCGTAAACACATTTACAGATCGCTGAGTAGCAAGCGAAGCGGATGTAGGGATAAAAGAAACATCATTGCTAGCCACTGCTACTCCTGTAACTGTTCTATATTGCAATCGATGTATAAAACTTACATTATTTAATGTGCCTCCAGATAGTTTTAGGTAGGCAGAGCTTGTCCAGGTTTGTCCATTTGCGGCAACAATCTGAGTGGATGTTTCAAAAAGAGAAGCCAAAAAAGTCGCCGACCCGTTTGTTACATACCGTACATCGATGTAGTTAATTCCGTTTTCGGATCCAATAGCAGTGATTTCGCTTGAAGCAATGTTTCCGGCAACTGCTGCTTGACTCCAATTCGTCGGCAGCGTCCCCGGGGTCCCCGCCACCGCACCCACCATCGTGTTGTTGCGGATGCTGTTTGTCCTCTGCTCCTCCACCAGCAGCCCCAGGCTTTCGCCGGTCGTGGGGTTGTGGTCGAAGCGGGGGGCCGAGTTGATCGTGCTGGTGGTGGGGATGTACTCTCCGACCGTGCTGGATTGCTCTAGTTGGGCGCCCCAGAGGTAGATGCCGCTGGTGCCGTCGCCGGTATAGGACTGATTGTTTGAGTTATCTAGAACGTAACAGTGAGCCCGAACTGTTGCGCCAGAAGACGCAGGGATTCCGATCAAAATGCAACGGTACCAACCATTCCCAACAGAAATGACAGAAGCCGTTGCACCCGATCCAGTGCCCGCGTTTGTTGCCGAAATTACTGCTCCGGTGCTCAGGTTAAATATGCCTGAAATTGCGTTGGCTCCAGTATCGCTTACATACAACTGAAAACGGCTGCGCTGATTTGCTTTTGCGTAGACAGAAAAGGTTTGCGTCGCCGAGGCACTGGTAGATACGTTTTGGAACGTAACGTGTGTTCCAGCAACAGCAGATTCGACCAAAGAGTCTGCGTTGCTTGATCCATCAGGTGTGGTCGTTACATTTGCAGAAACAGTTGCCTGAAACTTGCTCCAACTCGCATTATCAAACTCCTCACTCCTTAGCAGCAGGTTAGTCGTCGCCGTCCGCAGCACCCCATCACTGCCCACGTACGTGCCGCTGCTGGCGCGGGTGAAGGTGACCAGCGACTGCCCGGTAACGGCGTCGGTCAGGCTTTTGTTATCCGCAAACCGCAGGTCAAGACTAGGTACTGCACGTGCACGGCGCCATAATTCGTTTTTTACCCAAGGACCAGCAAGGACACCGCCAGGTGCTACTCCTGTACGAAATACTGCAGAACCACGCATCAGAGACTTGCCTCTAAAGTAGCAACGCGAATATCAATAGTACTAGCTGAAGCAGGTGTATATGCACCACGGGTTTCAAGCTCTGCGTATAGCGTTGTGCTTGCACTTGCAAGTTTAACTAAACGACCGGCGTAATCAGTTTGTGTGTATAGACTGCTACCAAAGTCTAAGGGTGCAGACAAATCAATATACCCCATGTAGTTAGCGCGTTCGCCACTCATTAAGTCAAATGGTGCATTATCTGCAATTGCATTGGGAGTTGCACTATATAAATGCAGTCGGAATGCACCCATGCCGCTGGGTACAGACGTATCACTAAACACAAGACTAACGGATTGAATTAATACGTAGCCACCACTTGGGCCAATGTTGGATAAGGTAATAATCGCAGAGCCGCCTGTATCACCAACAACATCACCTGCTGTATACGCAGTTGTGTTAGATGGTCTTGTTACCGTGACAGTGCTTCGATATGCTTTACCATCAACAGTAATAGCACTGCCACCGTCGCTAACAGTAACTGTTCCTGTTACAGACGCAGGGTTGGAGGAATCATTTGTAATTCTTACTTTCCAACCTTGATTAATATCTGACATTTTGTTGTTTTATTTTTTATTTTAACAGGCTTTTGTTTAGGTGCGACAAGCAAAAGTCCCGGTTGCTCAAGCCGGGATTTGGTACTAACTACATTCCGCCAATGCCTACGCCACAAGACGTTAACATTGAGCCTTAGAAATATAGCAGAATACCTTATTTATTTTTAGTGTTGTTTTCTTTTTTCTTTGCAATCATTTCTTTGAATTTGTCACGGGCTTCTGTCTGCTTGGCAGATGCGCCGCCTTTGCCTTTAACAGGGGGAGCAGCTTTGCCTTTGGTAGGAGGTACAGCTTTCTTGGGGGGAGTAGCCTTTTTCTTTTCCATGATGATCAGGAATCTTCATTAAGTATACGTGAATTACTTATCTTTGTAACGTTTGGATGCGCGGGCTGCTTTACCAGCTTTCTTTGCTGTCTCTGTGTTAGGCACAAATTGTTTACCTTCTCTGCTACCAGCGCGTTTCTTGCGATCGGTCTCCTCTCTTTCTTCCCTAGATAAAGAAGCCCATGCTTTTTCTGGTAAGTAGCGTTTAGTGTAACCAGGTTGAATTGCTTTATCAGTTGCCATCTTTATACCTTTTGGCCGCAGCTTTAGCTTTAGATCTTTTTTCATATTCATCTTTGGTTTGCCACTTTTCTTTTCCCCACTTTTCTAGCGATTTTTGTTTTTCTCCCTTGCCTCCCTTGTATCCTCCACCTGCTTTTTTATATTCTTGTGCTACAAGCTGCGCCTTACGTGCAGACCACTGACCTGGCTTGCCGCCTTTAGAGCCAGCCATGACGCGATCTTTAATACTCTCTCTTAACTCAGGTTTTGAGTATTTAGTGTCGTCTTGCGCCACTTATCCTTTGTTTTTTTCTTTTAATATTTTAAGCCACTTACATTCTTTTGCAGATTTTGCCCAGTCCTTTCCAGGGTTGGGCATAATCCTCTCTAGTTGCCAAAAGTATTCTTCGAGGCGTTCAGCCTCGGTAGGAATCTTCATTTGTTTTAGCACCAAACTTTTGCATAATGTCTTCCATGGCTTCAAGGGATTCCAAGCGAATCAGTAGGTCTGCCAGTGTGTTGATGGTGATCGGATGCTCATCACGTGCAGCAAACGCAAGGGCATCACGCAAACTTGTCGTTGCCTGCTGTACAGACTCTTTGACTTGGCTTGAAAGGGACATCTCGGATTCTTTGGGTAGCCTTACTATAACGGTTGCCGGACGCATGCGCACGCAAAACGGAATCATATATAAAACAGTATGACAAACACACCGTTTTATATGTGTAAAAACCCTAACAATACAGTGCGGAAAACTAATCTTCTTCCCAGACCCAGGCTACTTGATAGTCGTTGATGTACGGTTTAACGCCCAAGGATTTCATTAATTCAAAAATCAACCGCCCCTTACCAAGGCGACGACCAAAGTTGTCAATGATATTGTCATCCACAACAATCAAGGTCCCGTTCTTGATAATGTTTTTGGCAGCGAACAACTCTTTGAGATGGTGTGCCGCAGGCGCCCAGTCATCAAACCAGTTCTTGATGTTGTATGAATCCAAGTACAGAAGGTCGGCTTTGCCGGTTAGTTCTCCTAAGGCTTCAACAGAATCTGAACAGATGACCTCTGCCCATTCCGTGCTTTTTTCTGCTAGCTCGCAAGCTTTTGGATCGATGTCGATGCTAATGAGTTCGCCGCCGTGGAACTCAACGTAGTTATCAAACAAAAGTGTGGAGCAACCATCGCCTGCGTAGTTGTTTTCCTCTCGGTATGTACCAGTTTCGATAATGACTGGACGATCAATCTTATCGAGGTAATCAAAGATTGCTTGAAAACCCTTCTGTCGGTTACCCAGCTTGGGTTTGGTTTGGTAAAAATAATCTGCCCAGGAGTCACTCATGGCCTATAGGTCGACACGAATGTAGGTAATGTCATCTAACTTTAGCTGCTCTTCATGTTGATCTGCATCCAGTGTCTCGATGTCTTCATACACGCGACCATTAAAACAGCCTGTACGGCAGTCCTCGTCTACGTCGTAATAAAACCGAGTCAAATTAATAGACACCAATAAACTCCCAAATTGATTTATGGGTGATTAGCTCCCACTGCATGATGAAGATTACTGCAAGCATGGCGGCACGACCATTAACTCGCTCTGCGTACCAGAGGTAATCGGTAGGGTGCGTCGGCATATCATACAGGTTTAGGTCTGGACAATACTCCTTAACAAGTTCGTACACAAACCAGGAAATGCAAGACCACATCCCTTGAAGCCAGAGGATTGATTTTTTCATTGGCGCGTGACGGTTTTGGTAATAATGAGGTAGGCATCAATGCCGACTACCGATAGCATAGCCAACAAAATCGCTCCGATAGCAACTTCAAAATTGTCCACGCGCAATTAGTTACTTTATGGTATAGGATAAGAATAATATATAAACCTTTTAATGGTTGCTAAAATTAAAGAAGGCGATCATTGGTCGCTGAAATACCAAGAGCAACCAGAGTTGATGCGGGAGCTGAACAGCCGCCCCGCCCGAATTACAATCAACGGGAAACGACATTACCATACACCGTTTGTAACTGGGCCGGCGCCCTCGGTAACTACTATAATTTCGGAAACTGCATCTGAAGCAAACAAGCGCAAGCTTGAGATGTGGAGTAAGAATAATCCAGGTGTTAAAGAAGCTGCTGCCGAAAGGGGTACTGCCATCCACTATGGGATGGAATGTTACTTAAAAGGGGATAAAAACCCAGAGATTCCAGAGGAGTATAAAGAATTTTGGGTAGGTATGCCAGGGATTCTTGATCAATTTGACGAGGTGTTGTGGGCGGAAACTCCTTTGCTTGATCGGCATCAGTTCACATTATCAGACGATGGGATTGGTAGGGTATGGGCTCATGATGAGGAAGGGAGGGCGTGGGTTGGTTCTCCTGACATCATTGGTGTTGTAGGAAACAAACTGACGCTTGCTGACTTGAAAACCAGTGTCAAACCTTACAGCAGGAAGTGGCCCAAAGACCTGGAAAAAGGGTCTATGGAGTGGAGAGATCTGTTGGGTGGTCACATGAAATTTAAAAAAACATGCAAACAGCTCGCAGCTTACGACATTGGTATCGAACAAACTCTTGGGATGAGGGTCCAGCAGGCAGCCATTCTTGTTTCAACACCCTTGCGTACTCAAGTTTTTAAGATTTCCAGGGGATTTCTTGATTGTTTGAGGGATGACTGGTTGAAAGTGGTGGCTGAATACTATGCACAAATTGAGAATAGCAATGAGTATGATGCTGATTTGATCTGAAAGTATGGCGTGGAATCCTAATGATCCGATGGAATTACGCAAGAGGATTGCTTGGTCTGTCGCAACCTCGTCTTGCATTGAGACAAGGAAAGATCCGGTGACTGTCTACCAGCAGATCATGGACGAATGGGATGAAGAAGATAAGAAAAAGTTATGTTCTACAGATGAGACTAATGAATCTAAAGAAAGTTCACGAAGATTGAAGGGTTCCTTTGGATTGGGCACCCTAGGATAAGAAGACACACAACCGAGACCTCCGATGGAAATCCACCAGGTTTCCGTTGGTGAGTGGATGAATACGCTCCAAAGCCTCATGATGAATGCGGCGGATGGGGATTGTTTTTGTCTGCCCACCACGATGCATCTTCATGCATTTTTACTATTAAAAGAGGAGGTTTTCCCCACGCGAGATTTTAAAGTAGAAGTCAAACAATCAACGGAAGCATGACCAGCAAGAACAAGTTATCCCTTAAGCCCGGAGAAGTACGTCTTGACTACATCCCCAAGGACTGGCCCCTCACTCCTCTCGGCGCTAACAAAAATCCATATGTATCCGGCTGGCAGAACAAACCGTTTGATGCGCAACAAATTGAGGAAGAAATACTCACGGGAAAATGCAAGGCTGTCGGTTTGGTTGGCGGGCCTGTTTACAACTATCCTTATGGTCTGGTCTGGGTTGATGTTGATGGACCAAGTGTATATAAACTCATTGAAGAGCTCTCGGGACTCCCATTTAATGAAGCACTGCCCCCAACCCTGACTATCTTCAGTGGAAGAGAAGGAAGGGAGCGGAAACTATATCGTTTGGACAGGGAGAAACATAAAAATTTTGTAAGGAATAAATACACCTGGCTTGGTGACGAGAACAAAGAAAAGCTAGAGATTCTTTGGAAGAGGTGCCAAGGGGTGTTGATGGGTCTTCACCCTGATACCGATGGGTATTACACAGGGGAAGACCAAGGATTTGAGTGGGTGGATGAACTGCCTGAATTCCCCGACTGGTTGATGAACGCAATCATCAACAAAAATATTCGGGTCGGTGTTCCAGCAAAGGAGGTGACTCGGGTTATTGGTCCGGGGTTTGCTGTCAATATTCAAATTGATCTTGAACGTGACATGAAGCTGGCAAAGGAGGCAATGTGGGCTATGCCTCCAGAAGCTGCTGATGACTACGACATCTGGATTGCGGTTGGCCAGTCGCTACATTCACTGGATGAATCGCTGGTGGATGAATGGGATAACTGGTCCAAGCAGTCAGATAAGTATAGGGATGGTGAATGCCACAAGCGTTGGTTATCTTTTAGTGGAAGTGGAGGCCGTGGTGTTGGATCACTTATCCATATTGCAAAAGAGCAAGGATGGACTCCACCCCAAGATCACAAAGTAATGTGCGTTGATAATGAAACACTGGAGCATGTGTCCAAAATGTTAGAAACGATTGAGAATGAAATGCCTGCTCCAGAAAAAACTGAGGAAACAAAACCAAAACAAGAAGTAAATAAAAAGAACAGCTGGTTTGAACCAAAAGAGGAGCCAGAGAAAAAGAAAAAAACAAGCAACAAAAATCCGCCGTCTAACCAAATTACAGAGACCTTGGTTCAACTTTATGAAGGAAACGTGAAATACAGCCTGGGCCACGGGCAGTTTTTCATGTACCAGAAAAGGAGTGGGTATTGGGCTCCGGTTACCAAGATTGAAATGCTTGGTGATGTGCGTGAAAAACTTGGATTACTTGGTGATCACTACCTGCCCAAAGGGTTTTCAATCAATTTAATGAACGATATTTATGCACAACTTCAATCGGTTTTTACGTTTAATGACTGGTATGACGGTAATGATTACCTTCTTTTCACCAATGGTGTGTTGCATGTTTCTTCTAAGGAGCTGCTTCCTTTTGATAAAGATTTGAATTTGTTGCAAGCAATGCCGTATGAGTATGACCCAGGGGCATCTTGTGAACCAATCATTAAATGGTTGAAACATACTCAGCATGGAAGCTGGGAACGTGCTCAGGTTCTAAGAGCATGGTTGCGTGCAACACTTCTTGGTTGCTATGACATTCAAAAGTTCATTGAAATTGTTGGCCCAGGAAAGTCGGGTAAGTCCACCTATGCAAACCTGGCCGTAGCATTGGTTGGCAAACAAAATACTTATTCAACAGACTTTGAAAATCTGGAGAAGAATAGGTTTGAGGCGGCTAGCTACATGGGTAAAAAGTTATTGCTGTTCCAGGATGCAGACCGATGGGGCGGTTCAGTTTCTCGCTTAAAAGCAATTACTGGCAATGATTGGATTCGTTCTGAACGTAAGTACCAGACAGAAAGTCAAGATCCCTTCCAGTATCACGGGATGGTAATGATTACAGCCAATGAAGCAATTCAATCAACCGACTATACGTCTGGTCTTGCTCGTCGGCGTTTAACCGTTCCATTCGATAGGCCGTTTGATGGGAGCCAAGCGGAACAGAAGGAACTGATTAAGTTTGATACGAAGGGTAATCCGCAAGGTGTTTTTGCTCCAATGCTGCCTGGTTTGGTGAACTGGCTATTGGACATGCCAGAACAGGATATGCGTAGGTACTTAATGGAGACTGGGCAAAATGTAAAATTCTTCCAGAAGTACGAGAAACAGCAAAGCCTACGTTCTAATCCTGTGCTGGACTGGTTAGATCACAAGGTTGTGTTTGATCCAGGTGTGAGAACTGCTGTTGGTTACTGCAAGGTGGTTGCAGGTGGTGGGTCTGGATACTACATGAACTGGAACCAGTGGTTGTACACCAGTTATGCAGAGTTCTGCCGCAGCTGTAATGTCAATATTATGTCGCGTGCCCGATTTGAACCCCTGTTCCTTGACATCTGTAAGCACCAGCTAAAAATTAATGTCTATGGTGTCAAGAGCAAGAAAGGCATGCAGGTATTTAACGCTGCTGTGATGGAGTCAAATCAAAAGTATGAGGTGTATCCATCCATTGTGGAAGTTGCATCCAATCCAGAGAAGTACAAAGAATTTTATGGAATGAGCATTAATCAAATTAAAGATGAGACAATAGAAGATAATGCATCAGAACAGTGAGCAATGGTCGGCACTTAATTTTAGATTTATATGAGTGCGACTCAGCGCTCTTAGATAACTATGAGGAGCTTCAACGATTGCTTGAGGCTTCTCTTGTTATGGCTAAAGCTAATATCTTACGGATTATTGGGGAGAAGTTTCAACCGCAAGGGGTAACTCTACTGGCTTTGTTGGCTGAGTCCCATGCATCTTTGCATAGCTGGCCAGAGATTGGGTATTGTGCTATCGACCTTTACACCTGTGGTGACACAACGCAAACGCATAAAGCTGCTGAATTTCTAAAACTAAAACTTAAGGCAAAAATTTCCGAACAAAAAGAGCTGACACGTTCGATTACCCCTACAACACTTGTATAGTTAATCGAGGGCTCTCAATTAATTAAATGAGTAACAAACCAAAACTGCTTTGGGTGGGGGACTACCCAGCAATGACTGGCTTTGGCCGGGTATCTGATGCAATCCTGCCACGCCTCCGGGATGAATATGAAATCATTGTGCTCGGATGCAACTGGCATGGAGATCCTTGCAAAGAACAAGAGCTTTTTAAAATTTATCCGGCATCCAATCGATTTCAGCAGGCACCTTTTGGTGAAGATCGTATTCGAGAAGTTGTTGAACGTGAAGAACCAGACATTGTCTGCACACTAAATGATCCGTGGATTGTTAGTGAACAGTATCGTCGAATTGAAGATCTACATAAACAGGGTCGATTTAAGTTCTGTGCCTATCTCACCATGGATAGCTACAACTGGATCGGCGGTATTGAATCGCACATCAATGACTGGGATGCAGTGATTGCATTTACAGAATTTGGTGCGCAAGAGTTTGTTAAAGGTGGGATGCGTAATCCAATCGCTGTCATCCCCCATGGGTTGGATACTGAACGTTTCTATCCTGTAGATAAAAAAGCTGCACGAAAGGCACTGAATCTTTCTGATGACATTTTTATTGTCCTGAACGGAAATCGTAATCAATTCCGTAAGCGAATTGATATCACGATCTCTGCTTTTGCCAGGTTTGCCGTAGATAAACCGGATGCACAACTTTACCTTCACATGGGCTTGAAGGACCAGGGCTGGGATTTGATGGGGCTTTTTGCCAGGGAAATGCAAAAAGTTGGTCTTGATCCAAACGGTCGAATCATCTTGACTTCAAACACGCCCAACCCACCGAATGTTTCAGTTGAGATGTTGAATAACATTTACAACTGCGCTGATGTGGGTGTTAATACCTGCAAAGGTGGGGGCTGGGAACTAGTCAATTTTGAAAATGCTTCCTGCCGCGTAGCTCAAGTAGTGCCGGATCATACCAGCACCAAAGAAATTTTTGAGGGTGCTGGAAAACTGATCCGCTGCGACCACGTAGATGTAGACGTCAACTACGCTAGGGAGATGCCCTGTCCTTCGGTTGAGAGCTTGACGGAGATCCTCAATGATTTGTACCAGGACCGTGGGGAGCTGGAGGCTACAGCACAGCGCTGTTATGAACGCGTGACGGAAGAGCGGTTCTCCTGGGATGTGATCGCCAAGCAGTTCGCTGGTGTGTTCCAAGAGGTGCTGGAGGGTCGCTTCCAGGATCATGCGGTGCCTGTGGAGGAGACGGAAGAAGAGCCGATTAAGGAAAATAAAAAGAAAAAGAAACGTGTGATCGGTAAATGACCCTCGGGTAATTGAAGGGTAAGGCCCCGCTGAACAGGCGGGGTTTTTTGTGGGTATCGAGTCTCACATTGAGACTAACTGAGATTAGAGCCAGGGGTTTGGGCGTTTTTAGGTCTGGTTGGTTTGGTGGATTGAAGCAAGAGTCTTGACTGAGACTTGTTTTAAGACGGTAAATGGGGAAGAAAGTTGTGTATACCGGGAAAAGATAGCGGAAAAAAACCGGTATACCTATGGTTTTATCCTTAGATAAGCAGATTGACATTGTGATCAAAATGTCGGTTTGGTCTGGAGGTTGTGTCCTGAAAGTGCTGTATACCCGTAAAGTCCTACCAAATCTCAAGACGCATGAGTCGTAAGATTAGACTGCGTATTGCCACGGGGGGTGCGGGGGGAGACACCAAAAACCCCCGGATAAGACCGACCACTTTCCGGGTAGACATGCACACTCAAACGACGAAAACGACATTGTGATCAAAGTGTCAATCTGCTTATATAAAGATAAAAGTATAGGTATACCGGTTTTTATCGCAGCAGAGCCCTCGAAACTGATGTATGTCGGTGGTATAGTTGGTTTCCGTACTGCCCTGGACCGTGGCCCGCAGCTACACAAAGCTTTTACCTTTGTGGTTTCTCAAGTCCAAATTGAGACTCAGTGATAAATACCCCAGTGGTTTGGAGTGGGCCGACAGCTCCAATGGCCACAAGGAGGGAGAGATGGCTGGCTACTGGAAAGAGCCCATTAAGCGGTACGTGCTGCACCTTGCGGGAGACTTCCTGTACGCCCACCGCGTGGTCTACTACCTACGCACAGGAGAGGACCCAGAGAACAAGGACGTCAGACATGGGGACGACAACTTAGAGCGCGACAACCGCAAGGAGCTAACTCTCTACGCACGCAAAGCAACCAAGCAGCGCACTCGTCGCAATCGCCGCCAATCCGACTACGTGGGGTTTTGACTCAACATGGCAAACCTGAAGAACAAGCCCAGCCATCCCGTCTACCAGACAGAGCTTCGCTTTGTCTCAAGCATAGACTCACTTGATACAACTAAACTTAGCTCATTTGGTTACTACCGGGGTTTCCCTTGTCCCCATGGCCACACCATCCGAGACAGCACCCACCACTGGTGCTATCACTGCGTAATGAAAATCAAAAGTAATGTCTGCGGTTTTGACGTTAACTATCTGGACGTCAACTACAAACAAAGCTATTACAAGCTATGGAAAAAGATTGAGGTGTTACATCCAGATGATTGCTGGCCCATTAGAGATGATGATGACAAAACACCCCAACGTATAAGCCTTCCTTCGTATCGAAACCATTCAATCACCGATAAAAAGGATAATGTCAATGTACATAAGGCTATTTATCAAGTTGCTTGGGGCGATGTTGGTACCATGGTGGTTACACGTACGTGCAAAAATTTAAACTGCGGCAATCCCTTGCATATGGTATCAAGCTGGAACAGGCTTTACCCTCCGTCTAGACTGGCGTTTTTTGATGTTGAATTCAATGCCAAGAAACTAATGCAATACACACAATGCTGTATGAATAACACTGTTAATGCTTTACTTGAATCACAGTACATAAATACGATCAAGCATCCGCTTGAAGCTCCCGATGCACCTTATTACAGCGAAGAACAGTAAGCAGATTGCTCCAGAGTAAGATGGTATTACCGAAATAGTTATACGAATAATGAGGGTATCCGCCCAACAACGGCAGAGAACCCAGGACAGCCCTTTGGACCTGGGTACGTTTGATACAACTTCTTTGCGTTACCTGAAGGGCAGCCTTGGACCTAAGAATCAAGTTGTCGGTAGGCGTGATACTAACCAATATTCAAATGGTGGCTTTGGCGGCGGAACATACAACCACTGGTTCAAAGTAACACTTAAAGTTCCTGCTTGGATTATTACTGTAAAGGGCCCGCCGCGTCCTAAGTATATTCAAGTATCTGCTTATAGCTTGGATCAAAATCCAATTGAAGGGCGTAGTATTTTTGACGCCGACAGTGTTGTTCAGTTAAATAGTGGCGAAGTACAACATCCATATGCAGGGCACATAATGAGTGCTCAGTCTGATCTGTATAATAATTTTGCTGTTAAACGTTTAGATCGCGGTGATGATCGTTATTTCACACTGAATCCAGGCAGCTATTTACTGTGTATTTCTACTACTCGCAACGAGCCTCTTGATTATGAAGTTGGTTTAGTTGTAGAGATTGAAAATACAGAAATTCAATTACTACTGGAAACTGGTGGCACTAATAAATTTGTATATGAAAATTCAATTGATCTTAGCAATACCCTGGTAATTGGCCCAGATTTTTTTGTTAATTACACGTTACCAACAGGGCAGAATGGCTATACAAATACATTGGCCACTGTATCCACAGGTGTAACGGTTACAATACCTTCAGGAAGCGCGTGGTTCATTGATAACAATACCGTGTCAGCGTCCCAAGATTTTATCCTGCTTGACCTAACAGAAAACTATACTGGACAAGATGAACACCAACACTCCTTATCTGAATGGCAACAAGCATGGCAAAGAGACCACCAGCAAGATGACCGCTTTCCAGATGTATTTGTCCCATTAACTACTACGTCATGAAAAAGTTTTCTGTCTGGTTTGTTTCTTGGTTTTTAAAACAGTTTTCAAATAAAACAACAAAACCCAAACAAATGTCTTTTCAAAAATATTGCGAAGAAAATCCCTGGGCAATTGAATGCCGAATTCATGATGTTTGATAGTCCATGTCATACAGAATACAGAGGAAAAAGAAAACAAAAACAATTGTATTACCGCACAATCAAATCTTTAAAATGCGCTTAATCCCTTGGATTCGCACCGAAAACGGTTGTGTATGGTTGGCTAGCCTTGCAGTTGCAAAATCTAAACGACAACTAAATGATTGGCTATACAAGCGCCCCAAGAAATCTACGGTGCGGCTAAGCGCGTCTTTGACAGGTCAACATGGTCCAGGGATCCAAGCAATTGGAATCCGACAACTTCGACAGTGGCTAGAAGATATTCCAGCCGGAGATTCTATTTGTATGCGTTGCGAGTCAGCACTTCCTGACAAACAGTTTTCTGTGTGGAAAAAATGGTTTCAACGTCACGAAGACCCCCGTTGGGAAATATGTGAAGAAAATAAATCTTTTTTCTTTTACAAATCAAGACTGTAGAATAAAAGAAACGAAATACATCCCATGGCACACCTTAACCAGTATTTGGAAGTTGCTCTCGCAATTCACGCAGCTTGTTCTGCTGTCTGCGCACTGACCCCGACTCCTCGTGACGACCAGTTTCTGCGCAAAGTTTACAAGTTGTTTGAAATTGGTGGCTTGGTGATTGGTCGCGCCAAGATGCGTTGATTAATCAGTTAACACCTGCGTCCAGAAGATAGCACCATCGTTGTCTTCAACCCATTTTTTTGTTGCGTAAGCCTCTTCTTTACTGAGGGTTGCGCACTTTTTTTCGTCGTTAACTTCCCAGCACATATTGATGCGGTGGCTATAATTTCTCTTTTGTTTCATTTTGATACCAAAATAGCCCAACCAGTGTTAGCACCATCGCATTCCCAACGGCGTAACCAATTTTTTTTGCTGTATTTAACCTTATTGCCACGTGATGCAGCATTACTAACGTAACCGCCGTTTATCATATCTGCTTCACCATTCGGGTCTAATTGAACAAATGCATCCGGTGTAAAACCCACACAACAAGTCCAGTGTCCACCACCAGAAGGATTGTTTACATTTCCTTTATGTAACCAACCAACACCTACGGGCCTGTTGTTACGAATTTCATTTTCCAATAATGCAGCATTTCCATTGGTAATAAACGTTGGCTTAAGTCCCAGGGCTTTCAATGCTGCTAACTGAGCATCCTTATCAGTTGTGTCTCCGTATTTGGCGCGGATTTTATTGTACTCATCATCTGTTTTGACTTTGCCGTAATAAGCAGCAATCATTGCGCAAGTGGAAGAAAAACACTCGCGGTAACCAGTGCCAGATTGATTATCTAGTTGATAAAAGTATGGAACATCTAATGTTTTAGAGCTAATGATACCTGTTGAATTACCTCCTGGCGTACCAAGCTGTTGATCCATGATTTGGATTAACTTGGTACTGTAGTTAGGATCTGTAGCATATTGCTCGGTAACCAAGAGCTGAGCACATTCATTCCGGTTTGTAGCTCGGTTAACACCTTTGTAAGTGCCGTAGTCTTTGTACCAACGATCAACTAGATAACAAACACACGTGTATAAATCAGGAAAATCAAGGAATCCAGCTTTGATTGTTACCCATTGACCGTTAATAAACTCTTTAGTATTGGCCTTAGTTCCTGACCCTTTCAGACCAAAGAAATTATTCTTACCTGACGTTGCTGCTCCCCAGCCAGATTCAAGCGCCCATTGGGCTGCCACAACTTCAGGGTATTTAGCCCCACTATTTTTTGCTGCTGCTACCACGCCGTCCCATGTATTTAGATATGCGCTGTTAATCGGTGTGCGGTATTTAACAGCAAAAGACTCCAGGGCCTCAGGAGACACCTGAGCCTGGAGCCAACTCCACGCTTCAATTTGATGCTGTTTTTCTACAAAGAATTTTGCAGCATCAACTAATTTTATTGTCATGGCTCTAGATCTTTTTTACAAATCTAGACCAGAGAATCTTACCAAGGCACACCAGCTGCTTTTGAAGGCGCGTGTTTTTCATCAAGTTGAGATTGAAGAGCAGCTTCAATTTCTTCAACTTTTTCTGTGCCAAATTTATCCTTCACCCATTGCACTACAATTTCTTCCGTAAGAGAATCAAACGGAATCAATTGACCTTCAGGCCGCTCAAGACCAATAGATCCATAGGCACCAGCGGAGTATGTGCCATCGTTAGAGTCAATCACATAATGAGCAGTAAAAACATAACCGTCAGCAGTTTCCCGCTCCAGGTTTGCAATTTTCCAGGTGGTTGTGGTGGTCATAGGACAAACGTTTTTTAACAGTATACCGTATCTAAGTAGTAGTGAGTAGGATTACTGGCTCTAGCAAGCCATCAGCACGCAGGGCACGCAGTAGCTTCCATCGTCGTAGGTGCAGGTGACATGGGTCGAAGTCACCTTGGCGACGGTTTTGCTGCGGATGATGTCGTCGTCTTGGGGTTTGGCGGTGCCATCACCAGCAGACATCAGCAGATCACCCCGCTGCACTGTGACGCCTTCGGCAATGCGGATGATGAAGTCACCCGTCATTGCACAGTAGAAGTCATCGGTGTAGGTGTCGTCGTCATCGTCCCAGTCTTGAAACACGCCAGACACGTTGGGGTCGCCTTCAACGTCGCTCACTTTCATACGGTTAAGCTGTTCGTTTTCTTCTTCACCCCAGTCGCACATCTCATCGATGTTGCTTAGCACGGTGCCGCGCAGGATTTCTTCACGAGTAGCGCCACCAGGAAGTTGGGACCAGCGAGACAGGTGGGCACCGTTGTAGCTGACCGTGGTGCCGGATACGGAAATACTTCCCTCGTCGGTTCCATCTTGCCTAAATACAACCAATCCTCCGTCATTTGTATTTCTGCCAACAAACAAACCGATGTCGCTGTCTCTAGTAAAGCCAGCGGTCCCAACACTGTTAATTAAAGATCCAGCAACATTAATGTCTGTGCTTGTTTTACCGACAAGAACAAATCCCTCGCTCGTAATCCTCATCCGCTCCGCCGGACTTGCAGCTCCGTCGGCGGTTGTGCTGAAGACAAGCCTGCCCGGCATGTCGTTGGCGCCGGGGGTGCCGTCTACAACCCCTTCAATAGCCGCCGCTACAAGTTGTTGAGTGCCATCGGTTCCAATAAACTGGAAATTTCCAAGACCATCGCCATTTGATACTAATGCTTGTGATCCAACACTGGTGCCGCGTGACTTTATTAACTGAAAATACGCTGGCGAAGTGTTGGCAGAGTTATTTGTAATTGTGCCAAGGGATGTGCCAAAGGTGGTGCCTTCGATTTGAAAGGCAGCACTTGTACGATTACTAGACGTCCCCACCAGCAGCCTGCCGGAGCTGTCGATGCGGGCGCGTTCGGCTTCTGCTGAACCAGTGTCTGTGTAAAATGAAAGGAATTTACTTCCAGATCCTCCAAGGCGTTTGGCCGTCAGGCGAGCTTCACCTGTTGAATCGTTTGTATAAAGATCAACACCGGTGTTGTTGTGCGAACCTAAAAAGACAGTATTAGCAGAAGAGACTTGAGAATGAAGTAATTGACTTGGGCTAGTAGTGCCAATCCCTACGTTGCCTGTAGGGGTGATAACTAGACGAGTTGATAACGTTGCGCTTGCATCTGCGCCACCTGTGTTCTGTGGTGCGGTTTCAAAACTTACGAATCCAGCGCTATTCGCAAGCTTAAACGCAGCAGCGTAACCATTATTGATGTATTTCCAAGCGCCATCAAAATACAAGTTGGAAGCTATGTAGGAGTTAGCTATATTGCTGTGATCACCCGCTACATGAAGTAACGATTTAGGACTACTAGTCCCCAGACCTAACCTGCCGGAGCTGTCGATGCGGGCGCGTTCATTGCTATTAGTTGAGAGAGCTACTTGGTCTGCGCCAGGGCTGTAAATGCCGGTGTTTGGATCTGAAACAAAACTAATTGAAGGGTTGGTTGCAGTACCTGATGCAAATACCCCTGATGTGACCGTGCAAGTACCACCGCTAATACTGGTAAAGTTACCACTGGTAAAGTTTGCAGTTGTACCGGTTACGGTTGCGCCTGAGATTTGATTTGTAAAAATACCAGACACAAAATTAGCATTTGCACCTGTAACAGTAGTTCCCGTTAAAGACGTGAACGTACCCGTGGTACCAATAACGGTAAGTCCTGATACCTGAGAACTAAAAGTTCCTGTAGCAAACGTTGCCGTTACGCCTGAAACAGTTCCGGTAACCGTTAAGTTACCTGAGGTAGACGCAAATAATCCAGAAACAGTAATGCTTTTATCTACGCCACCATTGGTAAACGTAATCGTATCAACCCTGATTTCTCCGTACGGCATTTTTTTAAATACTTTTTACGATTCTAGCTTTTTAAAGCTTATATTCAAAGAATGATCAATGGACCTTTGATTATAAAACCACTTGCACTACCAGATACTACGCCAGAACAAACAATGGCTGGAGTTGTACCAGACGGTGTTGTGATTGCAAGCGTAGCCCCAGTAATGTTTGTAATGCTTGCATTGGTTCCGGAAATATTTGCACCCGAAAGAGTGCTGGTAAACGTACCAGAAACACCAGTGATGCTACTGAATTGACCAGTGTTACCAGTGATTGTTGCACCTGACAATTGAGTTGTGAACGTGCCGCTAACACCCGTTGCATTACTGAATTGTGCCGTGTTACCCGTGATTGTTCCACCTGAAAGGTAGGTGTATATACCGGAAACACCAGTGATGTTTGAAAATAATGCTGTGTCACCGGTAATAGTTGCACCTGACAACCTTGTAGTAAATACTCCAGATACTCCTGTGACAGAAGTAAATGCAGCAGTTGTTCCTGTAACTGTTTGACCACTGATCGTTCCGGTTACAGATAGACCCGAACCAATAAAACCAGAACCAACAACAGTTAGATCACCTGAGACTGTTGTATTGGTGAAGCTGAGGTTGGTTGCTTGAAGTGTAGTAAAAACACCTGTTGCCGCGTTGACCGTAACACCCGTGATCGTAGTGCCAGTGACGTATGTGAACGTACCAGTGGCTCCGGTAACCGTTGTACCGACAACAGTGGCACCTGAAACAGAAGTGGTAAATACAGCAGCAATACCTGTTACATTCGTAAACAAGCCTGCATCGCCTGTAATAACCGTTCCAGAAACATTGGTAAACTTCCCTGTTCCAGCTGTCAGCTGACTAAATAAACCCGTTGCACCTGTAATGGTTACGCCTGAAACTTGAGTTGTAAATACACCGGAAACACCTGTAACAGTAGAGGCCAGGATTGTGTCACCTGTAATGGTTGCTCCTGAAATACGGCTTGTAAATACCCCAGAGACACCAGTAATACTAGAAACATTTACTGTATTACCAGTAATAGATCCACCGGATAAATTACTGTAAACTCCCGAAACACCTGTTACCGCAGTAAACTGTCCAATGCCGCCTGTAATAACAAATCCCGAAAGAAACTGAGAAAAGACGCCAGAAATTCCACTTACGTTACCAAAAGACGCATTATTACCTGTAATAGTTGCACCAGAAACTCTGGCAGTAAAAGTCCCAGAAACTCCGGTTAAGTTGCTAAATAAACCTGTATTACCAGTAACGGTTGCACCTGATACGGATGTAGTAAATGTCCCTGAAACGCCTGTAACTGTAGAAAATGCTGACGTTGTACCTGTTATTGTTGTGCCTGATAGTGTGCCAGTGACTTGAACACTGTTAGCATATTGAGCAAGACCAGATACGGTCAAGCCACTACCAACGGTTAAATTGCCAGTTACGTTAAGAACAGGCGTACCAAGAGATTGGAACGTGCCGGTGGTTGCATTGATGTTTGTGCCGGTAATTGTCGTCCCGCTTAATGCAGAAAAAACGCCGGACGTGCCAGAGATCGTGTTTCCTGTGATTAATGCACCAGACAGAAACTGGAACTGGCCACTGGTAAAGTTTGCACTCGTTCCTGTTGCGGTGACAGTCGTTAATGTATTCGCATTTACGTTAGTGCCTTGAATATTTGTACCAGTTAACGTGGCACCACTTACGGTTCCGCTAACGGTTGTATTGGATTGAACAATAATTCCACTGAAAGTAGATGTATTTGCAGCTGTAATGCCAGATGTGACAAGGTTTCCGGATACAACCAGACCACTTTGAATGGTCACATTGCCGCTGATGGTTCCTCCCGTTCGGGGAAGGTAGTAAACATTCAAGTAAACCTTGGTACCAGATACGGTAAGCTTTTTATTTTTTAACGCAGGATCAACTTCATTTACGTGAACGAGCGTAAATAGATCGACGTCATCAATGTCGCCTCCAGCAAGTTCCGGAAGGTCGCTGATCCTTCTATTTGCCACCCGTCATTCACATATATGTCTTAAATCAATTATAGTTCTACTATTTCAACAGTTACTTGACCTTGATTTCAAGGCGAGGAAGATTGCTTGAAATAAAGTTCCAGCCTGCTTGCGCTGCTGTTACCAAACCACAGGAAAGGAGAAGAATCAAAACAAGTTCAGCAACCGTCAAGTTGCGTCGCACATAAATAATCTGAGGTTGCTGCTGGGGTACTTGCTGTTGAATAGCAGCTTGTTGGGCCATGGTTTGCTGAATTGCAAGTTCACGAGCCCTTGCCTTCATCTCTTCCAGTTGCTCAGGTGTGACTCGGTTTGTAAAGGGATTTACACCAGTGGCTTCTGGTATTTGCACAGGCATTTGGCTTGCGGGTACTTGGTCTTCCATGGATAGACAAATTAGTTACACAAAGGTTAGCATCTAACAAAACGTATTGCAAAATGAAAACAGGAATAGTTAAGGCGCTGGAAGACGTCGCCTGGGAATTAAAAGGGATCAAGAATGTCCTTTCGTCTTTGTGGGAATTTCGTTACAAAAACGGAGAAACAAACTTGTTGCACCCCGAAGCGTTTGCCGATGAGTATATCTCAATTGAGGAATGTGGTAAACGGTTAAATGTGTCCGAGCAAACTATTAGAAATTGGATTGCAATTGGCAAAAAAAATCCAGCTAAAGGCTGGAAGGAAGGTGTTCACTATGTCAATGTCGCCCCAGAGGAAGCGCGAAAAGTCGGAGTGCGTGTCCCTTGGAACCAATTGGTTCGTTCCTTCTCCCAAAACGAGAAAGTTACCAATGTTGACTTCCTGAATGGTGCAGCTTACGTTCCCAGACACAACCGACTTGACAATGGCTCACCGTTTTAAAAACATTGAAGTTCATCAAGTAACTCTTGATAACTACAGGGAAACATTAACAACATCTCTTGCGGATCAAGTTGAAATGTTTCTGCCTCCGGAGGGCTCGTTTGATGATGGTTGCCTGCAACGGTACTTAGAAAATGTCTTTAATTACGAACAGGAAGACGCAAACTCGAGCATGACGCTTGCAAATCGACTTCGGTTTGCGTTTCAAGACATGCAGCCGGACACAATTTGCGGCAAGTTTCCTTCTGCTGAACTTCCTTTGAAAAGGCGACTGAGGTGTGTTGCCGAATATCTTATTCGCTCAGGTGAATTTGATAAGCTGCGCGACGAAAAAGGACGACTCGTAAAAAAACGAGGTATTCTCGGTAAAATGGTGGTAATTTATACACCACTACCAAAGCTCATGGAATCTTTAATTCGTCAAGGATTGGTTTAACAATGAATAGGCGCGAAAAATTGCTAGCTTCAGCTATTGGTCCAGAGTTAAATGAGACCAAAGCCATGATGCTTGATGCCACCATAAAACTAGTTCTTGGTGACATGGGGCAACATTATGTCAAAATGTGGCAGGCAGAGGGACCTGGAATTATGGTTTTTCAGCCGGACAGAAAGGACCGTTCAATGTTTTTTATGACCCTAAAAGAACTTCATGCTGCACAAGAAAGTTGTGAAAAAGAAAATAATGGAGACATGGCAGAATCTTTTAGGCGTATTTTATCAGCGGCACAAAAAATTAACCCAATGGAAAAAGCTGGGTATGTAATCAACGATTCAGAAGGAATTCGGTATATTGAAATTGATTACAACCAAGAGACTGACAAAAAATGAGCCTGAAGGGTGCCAGGGTCAAGCGCGAAGATGTTGAGTGGATTAGCAATGCGGATCTTGTAGCTTGTGCTCATGAGTTAATGGGTGGAATTGACCTAGACCCTGCAAGCTCTAACCTTGCAAACGAGTATGTCCAAGCTGAAAAATACTACACGCCAACAGACGATGGTTTAAATTCTCAGCAGTGGCATGGAAAGGTTTATCTGTTTCCACCCTCCGGCGCTTACTTCTGGGACAAAAAGCAAGGGCGATGGAAGATGACAAGGACTTCTGCAATTTCCTTAACATCTTCACATGCAGTGTGGTTCCGCCGTTTGTACCACGCCTGGTTGACGCGTGAAATCAAAGAGGCACTTTATTTTACCAACTGTCCCGACATGATTCGTTATGATCAACGAATCTTTGATTTTCCTGTGTGTATCTTCAGGACAACACCAATGCTGGTACGCAGGACCAAAGACGAGGTGTCTTCTTATAAGACTTGCACGTCTATTGCTGTATACATGCAACCCCATGAAAACCCAAGTGAGGCAACGGAAAAATTTGTTGAGATTTACTCGCCTAGGGGTCGGATCCTCTATTGAATTGCGTATACTAAAAAACGAATTGGAATCAGCATGAGCATCCTTGCCGATTGGGAGATCAAAAAGCTTGCCGAAGAAGAAGGTATGATTGATCCGTTCGTGGATCATCAAGTCAAACGAGAAGATGGCAAGCGACTTCTTAGCTATGGACTCAGCTCATACGGCTATGACATCAGGTTGTCTCCAAAGCAATGCCTTATTTTTGGCAAGGTGCAGGCTGGTGATTGCGACCCAAAAGACTTTGATCCCGATATTCTCAAGCCAGCGGAATTACAAGAAGATTCAAAAGGAAAATACTTCGTGCTTCCTCCGTACGGTTATTGCCTAGGCGTTGCAATGGAGCACATTAAACTTCCTCCAGACGTCACTGTTGTTGCTGTGGGTAAATCTACGTATGCCCGATCGGGAATACTGGTAAATATCACCCCAGCGGAGGCGATGTGGCAAGGACATCTCACCCTTGAAATCAGTAACTGCACAGGGCTCTTTAACAGGGTTTATGCCAATGAGGGTATTACGCAGCTCTTGTTTTATCGCGGTGAACCCTGCAAGGTTACCTATCAAGATAGGAAGGGCAAGTACCAGGACCAGCCTTACGAAGTTGTTTATAGCAAAGTGTAATGAAAGCTGAATTGCCTGACATTGCCGAAAGACTCGATATTGTCGAGTTAATTTTTAATCTTGTTATCAAACAGGAAAGTGAAGAGTTTTCAATTGTGCTTGATCAGTTCAAAGTAGAAAATGTGCAGTGGGTTTTGACTCAACTTTCCGATCCCATCGAACAACTTTTTGATTCTCTTGAACTGGAATACGAAAAGGCTGTAGATTATTAAAAACTACGTCCAAATGACGGTAGTGGTTTCCTGGCATAGCCTGTGCTTCCCACCTGTCCGTATGTATCCCCAAGGCTAGGCAACTCGGTTCCATCGATGTTTGCCTGACGCCTTGGGGTTTTGCCACGAATTTGTGGCTCATCTATCGCAGCTTTTTGCCTGAACTTTCCTGCGGTTTTGGCTGCCCTGAAATATTTCTCTACACGCCCCTGTTTGTCATTAACAGACTCTGCGGACGACCTGTCCCCTGGAGCAACACGGCGTAAATCAGTGTCATACGCTTGCTCGGGACGCAAGTCTGATACCTCAGCTCCAGAGGTACCCGAGAGTTGCCGTGGATCGTAGAGCGGGTTAAATAAATCAGCCATGATAATATTGTAATAGGAATAAATCAAGACAATAAGTATCATGCACGGCGCTGCAGGATTCCTTGATAGCTTTGTTCAAGACGAACTTAAGTGTCGTTGTTTAACTGAAGAGACTTTTGGTCAGCCTATTGACAATGCTGAAAATGACGTGCCACTATACGACCAGTACAACCGTGGTTTAGTTGCATGTCAGCAAGGTTTGGAGAGGAACCCATTAAATCTCGAGGGGCAACGTCCCGGAACGACGGGCTATATTCCGACAATGGAGCAGGGTCTTCAGATGGGAGCCTCGCCAAAACCCAAAGCCCTGATGCTGGAGCTGGAGGGGCCGAGCGAGGAAATGCTGGAAGAATCCCGCAAACGTCGTGGTTTACTGCGATAGAAGAAGACACTGAATGCCCTGGTGGAGTATGCCCAGTACCCTGGGCCACACAAGAAACTTCTCCTGTGGTCCAAGAGGATGTAGTCAATCATCCCTCGCATTACACAGAGGGTGGTATTGAATGTATTGACGCCATTGAAGCGGCATTAACCAACGAAGAGTTCCGTGGTTACTGCAAAGGTAATTGCATCAAATATATTTGGAGAGAACGCCACAAAAACGGTACCGAATCACTGAAAAAAGCTCAGTGGTACTTGGATCGCCTTATTGTTCTTGACGAAAGTCAGAACGGCTGACACTCTTCTTCATCTTCACCATCGTCCTCGTCGTCGTATACGCATGCGGCGGCGAGTTCTTCTAGTTCAATATCAGTGGGAATATCAAAATCAAGCTCAATATTCTCTGATGCCATAATCTCTTTAACTGCGTGCCACTCCATCAGGCGTTGGTGATACAAGTTCAAAAGTGCTGCGTACAACTGCTCCCAAGTCATTTCTTGGGCATGCAACTCTGCTTTGCGCATGGAGAATTGAAGCTCCAAAGGAAGCTCAAACTCCCGTGGTTCAACTGAACGCTCCATGCCGCTTTGCATGTTTGTAATGCAACTATTCTAATTCTACCTGTCAAAGACAGCATTAAAGTCGTTTTCTGGGTACTCTTCTGGCGGGTATTCCTCCCACCAATTTTCAGCCACTTTGAAGTCATTAGCAAACCGAGAAAGCACATAAGGGTTGATGCGCTCTTCCAAGTTTTTAATTGCTTGTATTTCGTAGGGTGCTCCAGCATAGATGCGGAATGCTGTGAGCAAAATCTCAGACGAAGGTGGCATCAGCTCTCCGGAGTCCTGGAGCAACAAGCTGATTTCTTCTCTGCGCCTGTCAAGAAGGTTCCCGATGACGTTATGGTCTACATCAAAAACCCACCGCGACATCTCTGCCGTAATTTCTGGCAGGTCGTCGGTTTCCAGGTTATCAACAATACTGCTGTAGAAAAAAGACTCCCATCCAATTGAATGGATAAACGAAATCAACGCCTGCCGTACTGAGTGCGTCAACACAATATTCAATTTTGTTAGCTGCGTATCAATTACGTCAACTTCGTGAAACAAATATTCCAACGCTTTTTCTTTACTGCAAAGTTGACCACGCTTTACAGGTGAACCATCGGGATAGAACTGTGTTCCGTAACCAATGGTGTACGGCTCTCCACCTGTAAACGGATCAGGATAAGCCTTCTCGTTGAACCCCGAATACTTACAAATTAAATTAATTGAATCAGTGTAATCAGTCATAGGGGGCAACAAGCGTTACCCCCAATATACACAATTATTTTTTACCTTGTCCTCGATAAGCTTTTCTGCCTTTGCGGCGAGGGCGACTATTAATGCCGTGGCCAATAGAAGTTGTCTTGGGCTTGGACTCAACGTGAACAGAAGTTGACTTTGGTTTTGCCATGGTTTCTACCAGGTCGCGTTACAGCTCCACCACCCCGGAGTAAGTTTGTTTTTCTTATCCGAGCAGTTGTGGCGGGCCTTAAAGTTAGCACGGCGCTTCTCGTCGTGGTGTTGTGTGTAGTCTTCGTAACCCCTGGCACCAAAGCGCACAATCGCCTCCTTGCCGTTGTCACAAGCCTTGACCACGTACTTGTGCTTATCCCCAGCAGGGGCACGCTGTGGCTTATTACAGGCCATCTTATCTTTTTGATACCGCTTAGAAGCAGCAGCGGCTTTTCTATGTTTTTCAGCCATTAAAGTCCTTTAAACATTGAGGTAAATTCACCAAGAATTTGTTGTCCAGTTTTAGATTTGTAATCCTGGTCTTCCTCGTTCTCTGTATCAAGTTTAAAATAACTATCCAAACCTGTAGTTGATTCTTTTTTACTGGAAGTTGTACTGTCTTCTTCAGTATCAAAGAAACTTTCAATAGTACCAAGGGAGGCGAAGGGGTCACTGAAGTCAAGCTTGTTCAACTTTAGCGCTTCATTCGATCCTGACTTAGTAAGCACAGCCTGCTCTGAACGATCTAAATCAGGGAAGAAGTTATTGTAAAACTCATCCTCTGATCCCTGAAATCCAGCAGATTGAAACACTTTATACAACTCGGTCTCTGGCTTTGCAGCTTCATCTTTATAGTCTTCTGCTCGCTCAATGTAAGTTAAGCCAAGCTTCTCTTGTGTTGGTCTTTGTTTTTTCTCATTGAGATATTTAATCTCTTCCCTGATTTTTTGAGCGGATCCCGTACGCAATGTCTCAGCTACGTACTCTTTCAATTCATCAACTGTGCCTTTAAAATCGGTAATGCCATAACGCTTAAGTATCTCATTCCAACTGTCCTTGTCGTTGGGATTCAGGCCTTTAAGAAGTTCGTCTGCAAACTCCTCTGGCTTAATAAATTGACCGAAGATCGTGCCCTGCTTCAAGGCTTCTTCTTTAAGTGCGGGAAGAATTTTTGTATAGATTTCATTCTGTACTTTGCTTGCATTTAAGATATCATCAGCTGCGTCATACCCCTTCCCTTGACCTTTCACCTGGAAGTGCATGCGGGCAAACTCTTCTTTGTTGTTTAGATCAACACCAAACCTGTATGCCTGCTGAGTCCAATACCCATCGCCTTTCTTGGCTGCTTCCCAGTCTTCGGAGACGGTCTTAGCCTGGTCCAAATACGCACTCTCTCGTGCCTTATCCCCGGTGGGGTTAAAGTAAAACTCAGAATCAAAATAACGATCACCTGTATTCTTCAATTGATCAAGATATTGTTTAGCCCTTAGTTCAGCGACAAGAGTCGCTGCATTAACCATGTCTTGTGTTTGGAAGGGGTTTTGTTCTTTCTGTCGCACATCAAGGTAGTCAACAAATTCATCCATCGAGCGAGACGTGTTAAAACGAGGAATTAAATAAGTGTCAATAAAGTTGCGTGCAAATTCTCCATCAATTTGCACCATCTGCTGAGCTTCTCCATCCGAGTAACCAAGCTCAATAGCCTCATCATATTTATCTTTTAGTTTTGTATCAAACCATTGCTGCCAGTTATACGTTGCATTATTGTTTATACCAGTGATTCCTTTTAAACTTTTCTCCAGGGATTCCTCAGCTTTTCCTCCTGACGTGAAGGAAAGCATGCCGCCTACCCCCGTGTCTCCAAGGATTGAGTTGGTTAGTTCTTTGTTGATATTTGAAATTTCTGCGAAGCTATCAAATCCATTCAGCAGGCCAAGCATCTCTTCTTTCTGCTTTGCCTTCTTCATTTCGGCAATGGTATCCTTTAAAACGTTCTGAGCTAATGCACCGAAACGTTTTACATCAACAGTAGCCTTCTCACCAACAGCTTGATTGATTGCATCTTCTAGTTCAGTGACGCCATACCCAGCGTTGATGTTGTACTTAAGACTTACCTGCTTGTCCTCTGGTCGATCAGACAACCTAAACAACGCAGCAAATTCATCTTTTTTGTCAGGGTTTAAAAACTTTTCTTTGGCTAATTTGCTCCAGTATGGATCTCCGTTTTTAGCTTTTTCCCACTCAGCAGCAATCTCTGGAACATTAATGAGACGATCAGTTTGTGTTGTGGAATCAACACCTAGTTGTAGATTTCGTACGTCCTGAAGGTCTCGATCAGTGGGAGCGCTTTCTTTATAAAGCTTGGCCGCAGCTGTTTCTTCGGTTGGATTTCCGCGTTTACCAGCGGGCTTGCCTTGTGTTGTGTAGTGTTGAAGATAATAACCGTTTTCACCGTATCGCTCTGTTATATCAATGTCATCATTTGCTACAGCATTTTTCCATGCTTCAGCAACTTCTGGATTTTGTTCTTTGTAATATTTAGGGTCAAAATTTCCATATTGAGGCTTTGACCCTAACGCAACGTCCCAGCCTTGAAGCTTTTCTGTTCTATAAAACGTTTTGTAATATTCCTCTAGTGTTTTCTTTGTGTCTTCCTCGATATCTAGTTTTCTAATTTGATCACGCATTTGAACGTAATCGCCACCCTTGGTCACACCAGCAACAGAAACGACTGTGTTATATGCGTTGTTATTTTTACTAGCTTTTGCGTTATACTCTGTACCTTTTTGATTTAATTGTTCATTGTATTTGTTTGTTTCGCGTGTATCTTCTTGGGCCTGTTTTAGTGCATTTTCAGCTTCCCATGGATCGGGATTTGGTATGCCAGCGGCAATTAAAGAGTTGATGATATCCCAGTAGCTGTCATTAATGTCAACAGTGGCTGTACGTTTGTTTGTGACTAGTTGCCATTCATACTCTGGCTCGGCATATGGGCTGTATACGGGTTCTCCATTCTCCCAATCTGTTTTTGGTGGTAACTGAACACGAACCCAGTCGCCAACATCCCGAGTTATAGATACGGTTTGAGCAACTGGACGATCAGTTTTGTGATCAGTTTTTTCGTATTCTACTTTCCATTTTTTTGTAACAGGATCATATTCGATTCCCATGTTAAACAGCCACCGATAAGGTATCTACTTGATAAACAAAAACATCAATAGGTTCTTGTTTGATCCAAGAGTTGATTCTATCCATCTTAGCTTGCGTAAAGAATTCTTGTTTTTCAAACCACTCTTGTACTTTGCTGCTCGCTTTGGATGCATTACACTTGCGACAAGCTGGAACAAGATTGTTTCTGTTACTGGAACCAGATCTAAAGCGGGGGATGACGTGGTCTAAGGATGTTGCCTGTTCGTCGCAATAAGCACATTTAGAGCCCCAGGCATCGTATATAGATTGGCGATATCTTTTCTTGGCTAGTTTAGGAGTTAGTTCAATGAGCAGGGCGAGAGGTTCTTGCTCGCTGTTGAACATACTATTAGCAGCCGTTAACTAATTTTAAGTCCGCCTTACATTGACCAGAATAAATAAAGAGATAAAATTTTGCTTAAACCTCTTGACAGGCTCTTGCAGTCCTGTAGGTTATGTGTGTACACGACTTCTCTAGTCATGGCCAATCACCCTGGGTGGGTCTCCGTTCAACAAGCGGAAGAACTCCTTGGTATCGACCGCAAGCTTCTCTTCAAGTACCGCGACAATGGTACCCTGAAACTGGGTCCGCATTATGCAGCCTTCCCTGAGACCCGTTCACGTGATAGCTATCGCTGGAACGTAAGCGCCGTACGCAAACAACTGCAGAAGATGAACGCTTGTGAAATGGCGTCCTGAGGCTGCTCACAGATGACACAAGACCCCTTCGGGGGTCTTTTTTATGCTGGGCCGATGCCGCTGGCATAGGCTGCCCACGCATTACCTAGGGCTTGCATCGTTGAGGTTTCCCCTGTTTCGTATGGAAGATTTACTACGTCCCCTGGAGAATACAAAGTAGGACTTCCGCTGTAGTAAACTTCACTAAAACCAAATTTACTTGCCGCAAGTTGTTCTGCGGATAATACATAACGCGTTTCAACAACTTCACCAAAGTCAGCCATGTTAATTTGCTGGGTACTCACCTGCACTCGGATTGTAAAAAGCGCCGGTCTTATCCTGCATTCTAAAATTCTCTAATCTAATAAAAGAAGCTGGAACGTTCAATAGTTTTTGCATCATTGGAAGCATTACTGGTGATTGAAAATTCTTTGGTGGCACATCCATTAAGGCCATGCCTCTTACAGCTTGCATGTCATTTATGTGTTTATTTGTCACTGACATTTCATACACTAACCTTTGTTCCCATTCCGTAATACTTTCTTCTGTTGCAAAGGGTAGATCAGATGGCTCTGGCGGTAGAATACCTTCTTCAAAGCGAAGAGCGTAAATATGTTTGCAATAACGCATTTCATCTAATAACGGTGACCAGTAATCCGTATACGACGTTATTTGATTATTTTTTGCCGTGTAGTCCACAAATGTGGTAGGACCTTCCGCTCTGCGTGCTGCACTAAAGTTGCGAAGATAACGTCCACCAAAGTCATTGTATACACCAGGGTTATCAATAGATTGCGTTGCAAGTGCTAAGTCTCTGTTTTGATTGGCATCCGTCATGGCGCTGTTGTTAACAGAACCAGTATTAGGGTCCGTTAATACTTCAGACCGTCCGTATTTTAAAAGTGCTGGTCTTGTAAAAGGAAAGCGTTTTTTCTCACTGCCTTCTAGATTCATCATAAAACTATAACTACGACGGCTAAAATCCTGGCATGTGCATGCATAACGTGTGCCTACTGTAAAAAACCTCCCAACCGAAAAAGTTTTAGTAGCGGGAGTTAAATAAAGATTGTCCGGACTAGCTTCAAACGAACTGCTTTTTTGAAGTTTTAGAATCCCATTAGGACCATCAACATCAATTAAAATTGCCTGAACGTATCCATATCTTTTTGATGTGGAGGGGTCTAGCGTGTCTTTGGTGATAGGTGACCCACCAACAGCAAGAATTCGATCTTCTAAGATTTCACCCAGCAACGGCTTAATAGGGTCGCCGGATGGGTTTGGAACGTACAAAGGAGGGGGTAGTGGATTTGTTGTACTCCAGCTACCAGCTAATTGTACATACCAAAATTCATCATCTTCTGTAATTGATGCAATTGTTGCAGGGGTACCTATTGAATCCCTGACGTTATCAAAACGCAAAATAGATCCAATACGACAACCTACCCAGTGAACTCCAAATTCTTTTCCTGCTGTAAAAAATCCTTGTACAACACCAAGAATTAAAGGTTGTCGGCCTTCAGCAGGCGGGGTCCCGTCTGGGCTGGGTATCTGATATTCAAACGGATATGTCAATGCATGCTGAATACCAACAGCAGTTGAAATCTCGTACCCACGGCGCCATCTGCTCCAGGCTGATTCCCGGTCCATGCGTACAATAGAGTTTGGAACGGAGCCCTTTGAAAACTCTGTTGTAATAGGCTTTATTTTATCAATGTCAGGTATGTCTTGCGCACCAAAGGTGCCAAAAGCTGTTCCTTTGTTTTTAAACGCACCAAAGGAATTACCCCCTTTGATTGCCATTATTTAGAAGAAACCACCTTGTGCAATTACGTGAGCACCAGGAATGTAACCAGAACTGTTAGGACCGTCTGGAAATACGCCCACATAGACACGATCACCCCGCTCTAGATAAATACCCTTGTTGCGGAGGGGAGATGTTTCACCTAAGCCATTGGTATTACCTGCATGCATGACGGGCGCAGCAAGTTGCGGCATCACGTCTGAGCAATCAACTGTTTGTGTGTTGGCCGGTACCGTCTTGGCAAACAGTAGGCGATAATCCCCAGAAGCAGGAATGGGTGTGGTCGTGCCGCGAGTGTGATAAAACACAAACGTTACTGCAGGTTGATTACCGTAAGCAACGCCGTTATACAGAAAACCAGAAGCAATACCACCGGAATAGTTAAGTGCTGTATTTACACCGGTGAGAGTACCCGAGCCTGTATAGGTGTAATAACCATAGCCACTGAACGGAGCGCCACCGCCAGTCAACACGCCGGTTTGTTGAACAAACACTACTTGTCCGCTGACTAATGAGATGGGAGTACCTGAAGTACCTGAGGCCACTGTGTAGTCTGTCGCACGATAAAAATCATTGCGTGTGATAGTGATTGAATCAACTACACCACCAGAATTATTGTCTTCGCTTAAGTTTGCATCCATGTCCACCAGTATGGACGGCGCCTGCCCACCTTGCACAAACAAGGTATTAGTAGCGGCGGCACCTACGGTTTGAGTGGTAACACGAACCGTATCAAGTAATGGCCGATCAGAAAATACGGGGGACTTGTTGGTTCCAGTAGAGCTCAAAATTCTTACCCAATCTTTTTGTCAATTATAGCGTCAGGAATCAAGCCCAGGAGCTACTGCCAAAGCCTGAGTAAATCCTGCGGGCAACCTTAACTTGCCCTCAATAAGACTTTGCGGGTTTCTTTGGATGTTTAAAAACCGTTCAAACAAAGTAGATGGATCAGCACTTTTGGATTCAAAAGCGCTTTTCTTGTCAAAGATAGCCCCTATCAACGTTGGACTTTTTCTTCCAAGTAAACCGGATGCGGCTCCTGTTGAAACAAAAGGATTGGATCTTGATCCAGTGCTGTATTCCAGCCACTCACTTGGAAGTGAGGATTCAAGGTAAGACCGTCGTTGAGAGGGGCGTATCATTAAGAGAACAGCTCCATGTAATCAGACAAGTACTGCTGGGGCATAGGCAGCGCTGTACTGATCGCACCAAGATTTAAATCTTGTGGATCAAAAGCACTCCGCTGTCGCAATACAGCCGGAACCATGTTTTTCAGAATGTCCTGAAGGAAATTGCCACCTAGAATATTGCCCTTTTGGCGTGAGCTTGCAGGAGCTTGTGCCGCATTTGAATTAGGGGAACCAGCTTGATTTAGAAGCTGTAACCCTTTTTGATATTTTTGTGGGTCCAGGGGATCAAAGTAGAAGTTACTTTGACCAGGGACTGGCATATAGTCGCCTGGCTTGCGTGCGCCATAAGCGCTGGTGCCCCTAAAGGACTGTGCACCCCTAGACTTGCGAAACTGCTCACCAACAAATTGAGGATTGTTGACAATGTTGCGCAGTCGATTGAATTCACTTTCACCGCCTAAGACCTTTGCGCCAAATGCCGGATCGGCAAGTTGTTGCATGTTATAGCCTTTAACGGCTTCATACTGACCTGGTGCTGTGGCAATGTTTCTTACATCAATTCCGCCCCAGTTTCCTTTCAGACGCCTGGAAAGAACGTTTGCGGCAACGGCGGCAACATCAGGAGAGTTCTGCCCGCCGCGAAAACCTTCAAGGCCAGATAGGACGGTCAGAGCATTAAGCTCTTCTGGTTTAAGGTTAAAAAGCTCTTGAACAGTTCTTGGTGCCATGGCTACATTTGTTTCAGTCGCAACATCTCGCGGTAAGCAAGTCCTGGGTTGGCTTTCACCCACTGCTGGAAGTTCTCGGGCGCCATGCCCGTCCCTGCACCCAGAGCTTGGAGCTCGCTCGCTAGGTTTCCTTTCTGCATCATACTCCTACCCAATTGCTGCTGGCCCTCATAGAAGGAAGAAAGAGGGACATTTGTAGGAGCAGAGTACTGCTGAGCAGCATTAAGTACTTCCTGAGAGAGTGTGCGGTTAAGAACATTTTCACGTTGTGCGGGAACACCGGCCCCGTTAGACAAAACTCCAGTTCCAATTGGTGAAGGAGGTGGAGGTGTCTGTTGTCCGGCTTGCGGCCCGCTAAAAAGACTTGAATTCAAGTCAGGGGCCGAAGGGGCTGGTCCAGGGGGAGCAGCACCCTCAAGATTGTATTGATAACGGTACTGCGTTGGTCCGTACCTGCCCCATTGCCCTGACCTGCCTGCAGCTTCTGAAACTTTTTGAGCACGACCTGCAGATGCTCGTTGTGGAGTATCTCCTTCAATCTGTCCCACTAAAAACATTGCTCCAGCCAAGCCTGTTGGTACTCCAGCAAGGCCGGCAACATTAGAAACAACTGGGTTGCGTAATCCAGGTACAGAAGAAAATACACTGGAAGGCTTGAATAAAGGTGCAGCTGCTGCTGGAACTCCACTGAGATTTCTTAAAACACCACGAGAGGTGTCAAGTATTGCACCAGGGATATTTCCTGCTTGACGAGTTAAATACTGCGCTTTTCCCTGCAGTAAACGCATAGGATCATCAAAAGGAACCGGTGGGGAGTTGGGGCCAGGGCGTAAACGACCTCCCAGAAAAACACGGGGAATGGGTGCTGCCGCTCCTTTTGATTGATTGAGTAGTTTTAAAAATGCTTTTAGCATTATCGCCACACCTCACGTAAGTACAGCCGAGAGCCGATTGCTGTATCTGCTGGACCCGGCAGTGCCTGAATAAATTCAGCACCAGAACGTTCGTAACGATAACGTGCCTGGAAAGGATCTTTGTAATTAGGTACGTAAAGAATACCAGCTAAACGATTTGTTTCGTATAGATAAATTTCGTCCCAAACTTTAAGGGCCTCTTTAGCATTGCTGGAGCGAATTGTACGATCAACGTCACCAGCAATACTTTCAAGACGCGTGGAGGGCGATGTAGCAACTTCCGTTTTCTTTTCGGCTGTGTCGCAACGACCAAGTTGAATTGAAATCTTATCGTAAAAATAAGAATCCGGCACTGTATTCATAGCCTCTTCCAGCCTGGCGTAATCACCAGCTGGTACAGAGACAACAAAGTAACCCAGGTGATACCTTACTCTGCTTTTATCGTAATCGCTGAGCTGCATCAATACCTCCGCGTTTTTTCATTATAAAGCCGTGTAATCACATAAACTCATCTAACATTTCAGGCCTCAAAATATATTGGGAATACGGGTCACTTGTCCCAGCAAGAATAGAAGTTGGAATAAAACTATTCTTCTTGGCTAAAGCTTGTTGCAACAGGCTACCAACTAACGACTGAGCAAGGGTCTCTTTATTATCTTCTTTTGTGTTTGTTCCGAATAAGGATTGAAGCATAGTTAATGTGCGTGCATCATTTACACTTTGCTGTGGGTCACCAGGTAACACAGGGGCTGCGGGAACAGTGGTATCTCCTACCCTTGCTGTACCAGGGGCATTCTTTAGGTGAAAGACATCAACTTGGTAGCGGTTATCACCTGTGCGCAGCCTAGCTACATTACCCGCATTCCCGTAGTTTGAGAGACCCTCAACCGAGCCTGAGCCAAGAAAACGTAAATCAGTTCCTTCGGGAAGACTGTAATCTTCTCCTGCATGATAAGCCTGCCTTCCAGTAACAGGATGGGTGCGGTCTCCAACGGGACTCGTCAAAGGAGCATTTGGATTGGCCGCAAACTGGCCAGGTCCGGTCTGTCTGTATAGCTGCTGCCATTCTTGAGAACCTGGCAAACGAAATTGAATACGCTGACCAACATCAGTGCGTGCTTGTGATAATGGAATTAACTTATTTGTTTTTATATCTCTAATTTCAAAATGCGCATGAGGACCAGTAACGCGACCGGTTCTGCCTACTTGATTTAAATATATTGCGGGACCAATTGACATCTGACTTTTCTTTTTATTTTAAAACTAAAAAACCCCTGAGATCCAGGGGCGTTAGGAGATGGTTTAGACGCGGATTAGATCAGCGGCAAACACTGCATCCCAGTCAATTTTTTTGATTTGCTTGAGCTGCTCAAGATTATTAAACCTTTCACCCGATAAGGACATTTGAAGGTCTTTAATATCTCGGGCTGTTTTCAAACCAATCCCCTTGATATGGTCTGCGATCATTTGGGCCGTGGCCGTATTGACGTTTAGGCGGTTATCAGGGGGAAACGAACGGGGCGTCTCTTTTGCTGCTTTGTCTTTTACTTGAAGAGTTTTAACTTTTTTAGTTGCCTCTTCATCGGGCTCAAGCTCACTTTTGTAAGCAGTGAAAATGCGATTGTCCTGGTCTTCAACCATGAACCATTCGCCGTTGTCAAACTCACTTACAATCCTGACACGAGCACCGTTCTTCTTGTGTTTGTAAAGCATAAGGACCAGGGATTAAATCTCTGGTCCTAGTTTACCCTAATCAGCTAACAGTGCGACCAGTCAGGTAGCCGTCAATGTCTTCGTAACCAGGAGCTTCATCGGGCTGGATGTAGCATACTTCCACAACCAGGTAACCAGTACGGCCAGCAGAGGCATCGCCACTGGAGATGTAGAAACCACCAGAAGTCGTGGTGCTGTTAGCAGTTTCCTTCGCAAACACCTTCAGGGTGGTAGCAGCGGTGGCAGCGTAGTTAACCACGGCACCAGACACACCTGCAGCACCGGTAGCAGTCAGGAAGGGGTTAGCGCTATAGCCTGCGGTGCCAGCGGCGAAGAAGATTTCGCCTGCCTGGGTACCAGAGGTGGTAGAAGTAATGTTGGCCTGAATCACGGCCTCACCCACGCCAGAAGCGGCGGTGGGGTTGTTGGAGCTAACACGACCGAACGAAATAACATTACCGGTAGCGGCATACACACCAGAGGCCACGCGACCATCGCCCCAGCCAGAGGCCACGGAAATAGTGGAGCGGTACACGTAAGCAGGCAGGGTGGAGCTACCAGAAATCACCATGCCGGTGATATCGGGGCGAGTGTCGTCCTGGCGATAAGGCGAAGGAACGATCACATTGGCAGAAGAAACTGCACCAACGCCAGAGGTGGCGGTTACAGGGACGTAACCACGCTGCTGGAAATAACGATAACCAGGGATGGCCAACACCGAAGTGGGGCCTCCCTTAGAACCGTCATCAGTACCGTCTTGGGTGTTATCGATGTTCTTATACCAGCCGTTCAGGGGCTCAGCCCAGTTGCCGGGATAAATTTTCTTGGCGGACAAATAAGTCATTTATTTTTTCCTGTGTTTTAGTTATTGTTTAATGATCAAACAGCACCGTCGTCTTGGATAAAGCTGAACGCGGTGGTCACGAAGTCCTTGTTCAGGATTTCAAAACCAGCGTACAGTTGCCAAATCAGGATGATAAAGCGGCTGAAGTCATCGTTGTTGTTGATAAGCACCTGAGCGTTCGGGCCACCAATACCCACGCCAATGGCCTGAGGACCAAAGAAGTAACCCTGGGCGACTTCCTTGGAAGCATAGCTGGAGCCACCATCAAAAGAGGCACTCACACTCTTGATCGGGAAGTTGGTTGACTCGAAGAACTTGACGCCTTCAAACTGAACGCCAGTCGGCATCACAGGCTCACCAGCCACAAAATAGGCTTGGCCAGCCTGGGGACCCATGTAGAAGCTGGAGTTGTTAGGCATCATGGGGTTACCCATGTACATGCCTTGACCAGGGTTGCCAGCGTAACGGGCAATCTCACGGAAGTCCTGATCACGACGCAGATGCATCATGAAGGTAGGATCGCAGATGCAGCGATACAGACCATCAGCGTAGGTCGGAACGTTACGCTTACGGAGATCCTTAACAATGGTCAGCAGGTCGGTACGCACCTGGAACTGCTGAACCTCATTTCCGTACTCAGTGGAAGTGTAAGAAACACGACCGGAAGAATCCTTAGTCTTTCCACCAGCGAAGTAGTAGCCGCCTTGGGTAGTCGAGGCAGCACCGTTAGCTTCAGCTTTGGACAGTTCGTCAATGAAGACGCGGTCGCGCCAACGACGATAGTCGTCCAGCAGCGTCAGACTACCGATCGACTGGTGGAACATATTAAGGTTGCCGGTATCCAGCAGCAAACGCTGGGCGGTGACCAGGGTCTCACGAGCAATCTTGAAGGTCGAGGGCTGGGTCGGATCGCCCGGATCAGCAGGGCCGGTGTCAGTTTTGTTACCCCAAGGGCTCTTTATCCCTTGGTTCTACAGCTTTACCATTGCTGCAGCTCAGACTATATCATCACCCTTCAATTAACTATTGAGTTGGGTGCGGGGCACTCGTGTCGCCTTATCGTCCATTTCAGGTATCTGAAGTTTGGACTCGCTTAACCATTCAGAAACAGTTCCTGTTCGGTTAAGGTCGGCTTTGTATCCTAAGCAAGGAAGAATGTAAGGTTGTATTTTCTCAATTAAGTTTTTGCACTGTTGAGAATGCCACCTTAGATAATAACTTCCCGACACATGACGAACTTTTGTATATTTTGAGCCTGTTAAAGACTGAATCCAATCACCAACATTGTTGGTTTTTTCTTCATCTTCACAGACCGCAAGCCATGCTGACTTTTCAATTCTTATAGCCCCCGTTGGCCTGGTACGTTTTCGAACCTCAAGAGATCCGTCGTCCATCCAAAATAGAGCAAGTTCTTGAAGTCCAAGACCATCGAGAACTTTGGGTGAAATGATCTTCTTGCCTATCGGATAAAGAAGTTCATACACTGGGGTCAGTATTTTCTTGTTTGTAACACCAAAACGAGCTGCCGGATATTTGCCTTTGTCAACAAAGCATTTAATACTTGCTTTGGTTCCAAGAATTGCATTTAGCTTTTCCAGTTGCCAAACAGCATAGGCAAGGTGTTGCTGCTTCCTTTGAATATGTAGCGTTACGGATCCAGATCTTTTACATCTAGACAAACACCCATCACCAAGGGAGCATCCAATCAAGAATCTTTGGCTTTCAAGGTTCGTCATGGGGCCGACAACGTTAGTCGTTGAACCTTCCATTTATTACTAAATGGCTTGGCTGCTGATTACCCTACCAGTATAGCTCTTTAGAGTACTGGCTGGGGGGCTTCCAGCAATTCACCCCGTTTTCGACGCAGATTACGCTGCGAAGGAGCTTACCGGAGTACCAGCAAAAGCACTGGTAATGACGGATGTCAACTCTTTAAGCACAACAAGCACCTTTTCTTTGGTGATGTTGCGGCTGTTGGCGGTACCAATCGTTTGGTCAGCCACACGCTCGCGGCTGTCCTTCGTACCAGGGGTACCCCAGAACTTATAGCGGTCCAGCTGAACGGTTTGACCAGGCTGGCGGGTAAAGTCGTGGACCACCACGGGCTCTACCGCCATCTCGGCAATGTAAGCAGGGTGGGGACGGTAAAGTTCCGCACCAAGAATCTTTGGAAAGTCGGTATCAAGAAACACTTTGGTTTATCCTCCAGTGTTTGAACAATTATCGGGTGAAAGATTCGACATGTCAAATGTCTTATCTAACACAAATTTTAGCAGTTGGTAATTTATTTAATTACATATACTGCATGGTGGGCGGCTTAACACGCGCACCAGGGGAATTACTAGAGCCGTAAGATTCGGGATCTGTGATTTGTTGCTGTTGGAAACCAGGGACACCCATAGCTCCGGGGATGGCGCCAGCAGCAACACCACCTAGTCCGGCTAGACCAGCAGCAGCCGGAACTGCAAGTCCTGCAAGGCCGTATTTAAGACCTTGTCCAACCGCTTTTGCACCGGGAGCTTCTAGACCTTGAATAGCTCCTGCAAGACCACCTAACGCAGCTGCACGTTTGCTTTCACCAGCCATTTGTGCACGAAGCTTATTAATGGCTTGTGCTTTAGCCGTTACCTCTGGAGTAGGCACCACGCCTGTATGCTCCATTTGTAGTGGCGGGTATATATTTTGCGATGCCGAGGTTAACGCATTTACCACAGACTTTTGGCCTGTTTGTAATGCAGATGCTACAGGCTCCGCATACTTGCCAGCTAACTGGCGAGCCCCAACCAAACCTGCTGCTGCACCAGCGCCACCGGCAAGACCAGCAAGAAGTGCAGTACCTGGATCTTCGCCTTGGGAAGCAGCGTACCCTGCAGTAGCTAAACCACCAACAATGGGTACGCCGTATTTAAGAAGAGGGCGCATGACCTCACTCCATCACAAACAGTTTGTTTGCAATCACGTTCGGCTGAGCCTGGTTGATAACACGCCAGGCATTCTGGGGATCACGCGCCATCATTTCGTTGAACGTGTTCCAGAAGTTTTCAGGTTGTTGAGGAGCAGCGGCAGCAGGCGGTGCAGGGAACTGACCCATTTCAGGCTGAGCCACTTGAGTGGGATAACCACGCGTCTCAAGCTGGGCTTCGTTTTCGTATACAGGGTACGGACCTTCGGGACCGAAGAACTTCAGCGTGTAATCACTGAGTACATCAGGGTTGGTCAGAATCTCGTTATAAGCCAGATTCTCTTGGTGCTCGTTGACAGCAAAGTTGGCGTAGCCGGTGATTACGTTAGCGGCTTGATTTCCCCACGCGACGGCGCTGTCCAGCATTTGCTCCAGGTTTAGAGCGTAGTTGTTCAGCAGGGCCGGAGCCTCCAGTCCGAACGCGTCCATCACCTGGCGGCTTTCCTGGCTCATTCCCACCAGATCCGCGATTTGCTCCAAGGAAGGAGTCGAGGAGGTTTGGGAAGAGTTGGGCGAGTATGCCTGGTTGGGAGACCAGGTCTGCGGAGCCGATTGTTGCGTAGCTTGGCTGCTGGCCAGACCGTAATTGGCCGGGGAATACTGAGTCGTCGGTGTTGACGACTGACCCTGGAACGGGGACTGGACTGGTGCGCTCAGCAGGTTCACCACCTTGTTGAACGCCGACTCCCAGGGATTCCCCGCCGAGGTTTCCGCCGGTTGGGATTGGGGGGCGTACTGAGTAGGGCTGGATTGGTAGCTGGGGCTCGCCTGAGGTACCGCTTGGGGGTAGCTGGTACCCACTTGGTACGCCACCGGACCCGCCTGGTAGCTGGCCGGAGCTGCTTGAGGTGCCGGAGCTGCCACCACGTAGCTGCTCGGAGCGACGGCCGCTGGCGCTTGGCTCGTCTGTGGGATCGATTGGACGGTAGCGTCCTGCATAACTCATCTCCTTTTGTAGAGCTTCTAATGTGCGATACAGATATGGGGTTAAATCCAATCTCGGATCCGCAGCCATCGGTAAGTCCGGTGATTGCGGGTGGGGGGTCTGCATCATTCCACCCACTAGGCGAGCAAATTGAGAGTATGCACCCTGCAATTCGTTCACCATCCTGAAGGGGAACCCCGATAACATCGCGGCCCGCTCCTCATCCGTTTTTGAAGGGAAGAGGTATTTCAGTGCTTCAATGCTATCAACACCTAATTCCTGCAGATTTCGTACCACGATGGAGTTGTTGAGGATGTCTTGGGTTGAATCCTCATAAACAGGGCCCAACCAACGCCAAAGCATGGTCACATCACCATCTGGGATTAATCCCAAAACTCCGGGAGGGATTTGTTGTGTACGGAGACAAGCCATCATTAACTGCTTGACTCGATCTTCAAAAACATTAAGTGCTTCTTCATAAGCATTGATGTCTTCATCAGATGCGTTTTCCGGTAGATCCAGGGGGCGCTCTAATCCTGCTGCTGCGGCAAGCGTTTGACGGAATAACTTTTCTTCTTGGAAAATGATTAATTCAAGACAACGACAAACACCATAGGTGTACACCGCGTTTGCTTTTTTCTTTGCTGTGGCGGAAACGCGACCAAACAGAGATTTGTATTCGGTTGCCGTCACGCCAGCAGAGATAGAAAGTTCGTCAACACCGCCAAGTGCTGTGCGAATTTCTTCTCGATATTGACGAGCAAACGAGTTCTGGTCCCCTGTAATAGCATCCGGAACAATATAACCAACACGGTCGTTAGGTTCCAGGTTTGCAATGACGCGGGGGACCCTGATAGTACCGTCAACACCACGACTAATTGGATCTTGCTTGAATGTAGAGCGGCTCAACGCCGACATGCTGTTAAAGCCTGAGTTGGCTGCGATAGACGGCCTTTGAACAACAGAGTCGCCTCCGGTCTCAATAAGGTCAGTTTTTGGACGAGAGGAAAGAAGTGTTGGATTACCAAAGAATGTGATGTTTTTCCGCATGGTGCGGACAATTTCATCATGCGTGACGATGTGATTAGCGAGTGCATCAAACTCTCCCACGCCTTCGTTTGAGAAGCCTTTGGGATTGTTAAAGATTTCTACGCAAGGAATGAATCCGAGAGTGTTTTTAAATGTCTTGGTTTTGCCAGGGATAGCCTGATGGTTAGTATCAAAAGAAATCTCGCCTTCCGAGTGGGTTTCTTCGATTGTTTTGCGCTTGATTGAAAGTCTGATATAACGTTTAATGCCTTGATTGCCAAGTGTAGCCATACCGGTAAGACTACTGGATGCAACATCTTGCTGATAACCAAAGCCATTACGCACCTTATAGCTATAGATGATTACAACTTCATCTAGCTCTCCGTCAATGTTGTAGAAACTTCTGTATTCGTGCTTGCGGAAGAAATAGAGGCGATAGTTGTTTTCTGTTGGACGAATATAAAAAATTCCTTGACCATCACAAAGGAAATAATCCCAGATGGAATCTAAGCGCGTATCTAGTTGGTTGTATTTAATTATACGGTCGATGAAGTCTTTGCGTTGATTACCAAAGTTATCTTGAGCTGGAAAAAATTCAACCCCTTGGCGAATACCAAACAGTTTCATCTGCGAAAGATGAGAGGCGACAATGCCCGTATCAATCATTGACCCACCGTCTTTTTCAAGGTAGGAGTCAATAATTTCTTTAAGTCGGGATTTAGCGTCGCCTGCCATTATCGTGATCGTTTAATAGAATACTAACAAAATATTTTTAAATTGCGCCTGTTCCTAACTCGCCTTGTAAGCCAGGTCCTTGATAAGGACCAAAATACGGGCGGATACCGGGGCGCATTGGTTGGGTCATGCCTTGCGGCCACCGATAATTTCGCAGAGGATTTACAGAATTGTTTTTACTTGGATCATACGGCATCCGTTCATCTAAAAGATTAGTGCGTGCTGCGCCAGGTATGTCAGTCCAACTTTCTTGCGTGCCGCGATCTAAAATTTGTTGCCACGAAGGTTTTGCTTGTGCAATCAAGCCGTCTACGTTACCAATTCCCGCAAGTGGAAGTTGCGGTCCAGTGCGGCGAAGAAAAATTTCTTTTTCGTTTGGGTTATCTGTTTTTATCCCTTTGTTATAAATTTTTTGCTGTCGTTGATCACGTTTGAAGGCTTCGGGATCAATAGCACTACCTTCTCCACCAATAAAATTTCCGCCGGCCAAAAAGTTGCTATTGGGGAGGGCTCCAGCATTGCCCATGTCAACTGGTTGGCCGCCGTAAACCCTATACATATTTCTTAAAAGTTTTTTTTATTCTACTCTTCTAAAACTTCATAACCAAACGAATCATGGACTTTGGTTAGCACAACTCCTTCGCCACGCAAATCCCAATTCAAAACATCGCCTTCTTGCCAGCCAAGCTCTTCAATCAATTCTTCGGGAAATGTAATGAACTGATCTCCGTTTTCGTCTTCCTGTACTTCAACAATGTAGCTCATTTTGACAAAAGCTTTTCCATTAGCTTATCAAGCTTAATATTGATCTGCTTGAAGTTATCGTGCATTTCTTGGATTTCCCTTAGAAAGTCCACCTTAAGAACATACTCCAAAGGCATGCGATTGATTTGGTTTTCCAGGGAGTTAACCCGGTTTTCTTGTGCAGACAACATTAGATGAACCTGCTTGATCCGTTCGTGTGCACGGCTTAAGATTCTGTTGGCTACCCAGGAACCCCCGGTAAAGGCAGAAACAGCAGCCGTAAGCCCGAGGGCTAGGTATTCTGGGCCCACAAGTAACAACGCATTTTTTTAATTCTAAAACCTAGTAATCAAGATGTAACTCGCCCTTACGCATAAGACCATTAACCAACCAGACCAATGCATCAACGCAGTCGTCGTGACTGCTAACACCAAAGTTGGTCAATTCTTCAAACATTGCAGTAAAGTTTCTAAACCGATTGAAAATAATTTTGCGATCTTCAAACATACCAATAATGCCTCTGAAACGAGCAAGTTTATCAGCCCTGAAACCTTTAACCGGGTGCCAATGCAAGTTATACAAGCTTTCATTGGTTAAACAAATTCGTTTGAAATCGGCCTCCAGGGATGCCTGGTATGCAACTGCTTCACTCCAGATGTCACACGTTGAATAAGTAGGGAAATAATTACCTGCTTCATCTCGACCAAGAATTGACCAATCATTAAGCAATTCTTTAAGAGCATCAAGTTTTTCCAGATTACCCATGACGCGCAACCGGCGATAATCAATAATATGTATCTTGTCTCCAATGCGTCCACCAAGAATCATCACTGTATAGTCATTTTTTTCCTTTGTTCCAACAGAAAGGTCAACGCCAATACCAAGAGTGTCAAACTCTGTTGCAATTTCAGCTTTAACAATTAACTCTGGTGCCAGGGAGAGTTCATTTTGCCTGACAATTTGATTCATGTACTGGAATGAAAAAGCAATAGGAGCTTGCCGTTTCTTTTCTTTTAAGTACTCTAATGACCACATCTCTGGCCAATAAGACAGCTCATCCCCTGTTACTGGATCTGTTTTAATGGCAGGAAGAACGATTTGCTGCCAGTTGTTTTGTTCATTGAAAGTGGTTGCATGAATATCGTCGTGACGGAAGCGAGTACCGAGACAAATCGCCCGCCCGCCTTCAAACATAGTTGGCGAGATCACAGCATTCCAGTTGTCCTGCATCATCTTTCTGATGTCAGGGTTGGCAATATCCGCAGAACTTTTAATAGCGTCGTCAATACAGATTAAGTGACTACGCTTAGAAGTCACTGAACCTTTTAGGCCTGCGGCACATAATGTAAATTGTTCGTCACCGGTAACATCAATGCCGGCAAACTTGTGATCAATAGACCAATACTCGTTGCTAGTAACGTTTTTTAAAAGACGGACTGTTGGAAATACTTCTTGATATCGTTTGCTTTCAATGATTCGTTTGATGGTTGCAGACTTTGAACGAGCAATGTCAACGGTATATGACAGGTAAAGCACCTGCAAGGGTTTCTTTGCTGTTGTGTGGACGCCTATAGCCCAAGCGGCAAACAAGCCCAGTACGGTGCTCTTGGCTGAGCCCCTAGGAGCTAAAAGGTCAATGTTTGGCCCAGCAATTTTTACCAGGCAAGAACTGTCTTGTCCTGTTACAAACTTATGGTGCCACTCTTTGTGGTGTTCTGCGGGAGGCTTATCAGCTACGTATTCACAAAAGTATCCAAAGTCTTCGCGTGCCCTCTGGATATCTTTAATATTTTTGGGATCTTTAATTAACTTCCTTTGTGCAGCTGCTTTGGCGTTACGGCGATGTGCTAGGTGTACGTAAGCAGGCACAGTATTAATTCAGTGTATTAACTGAATCGTAGCCTATTTAGACTTAGATTTGGAACGTTTACTCTCTTGGTACTTACGGGCCTTGTCAAGAGCAGCTTTACGCTTTTCTTTGTCCGACATCTCAGTACCGTCTTCGTTCTTGGCTTCTTTTTTCTTGAGGTATTCAAGAAATTGAGGTGGCATTTTGCTACTAGCCATCAGCAAATAATCTGCAGAAGTTAAATTACTTTATGTTTATTTTAACTGGGACTACTCTTCTAACTGCATTCGAGACCAAACGCTCATTGAAGCTTCTTCCAAGGGACCTTCGTAGGGGTCATCTTTGAAAATCATAAGCAACTCACGGATGGCACGATCAGCACCAGCCATCAGCAAGCCCTTGCGATCTTTAGTAGATGTAAATTGCTCAACCTGTGCAATAGTCCCTCGTAACTCTTTTTGTAGTGCTGCGATACGTGCAACACCTGCATCTCGTTTTACGATTTTGTTTTCAATGTCTTCCCGAAGTTTTCGCATATCTTCCAGCATCTCCTCAATTTCCCCCAGTAGGGTTTTGCGGTGATCTGGTTTTCTATAGTTTTGTTTGATCCAAAGGTCGCACGCTGTGATACTACCGGTGTAACCAAGGAACCTAGCGTAAAGATAAATTTCTACAACCGAATAATTGTCTTCGGCAAAATAGCAGAAAGTTTCTTGTTCTGCTGCATCTAAATTATCGACCCAGTGCTCAAAGAGCTCAATATCGATAAGCTCGTTGGGCCTGATTGTAGTCTCGCTCTTCGTCTCTTTGTCTGTACTGCTGTTGCTGCTCGGCAGAGGTGCGGGACTCTTCTGCACCTTTACCGATGGTTTCTCGCTCTTGTTCACCAGCAGTCTCCATTTTTTTCTTAGAGAATTCGTAAGCCACGCCAGCAGCCTGACGATATTTGTCTAGATCAAACCAATCATCAACATCGGTTTGCCCTGCGGGAACGGTGCTAGCCATGGCTTGTAAATCTTACAAAAAGTAAAAATTTTAACTATGCAAAAATTTAAACATAATTAATGGGTTTGTTTTCCAGGGAACTTTGGCGCTGTTGTTCGTTTTTGGAACTAGTAAGTCGCTGGAGCAACTGTTCAAACTTATTGATATCAAAGGAATCGTTTCCTTCAGGCTGTGAGGCAGAAGTAGATAGCATGGTTATTAGAAATTACTCATCATAGAAGCAAGGCCTTGGGCAAAAATGTCACGACGGCCTTCAACGGATTTTTGACGCTGTTGGCGACCCTTGGAGCCTTCCAAGCGTTGAAGAAGCGTATCAAACCGATCAATATCAAAGTCATCAGCACCAAACTGCTTTTCTGCAGCTTGCTCTTTTAACGCATTGCGCTTAGCTTCATTGATTTCACCACGCTTGAATGCGTCTTCAATAGCACTTACTTTACCTGCATAGACATTGTAATCCTCTCCTTTGCCAGTTTCCCACCAATTGCGAGCCATGTTGATAACCAATTAAGTGAACTTCTTGTTTATTATAGCAAATGTACCAATATCAAGAAAAATTAAACGAACCAATAAGAGCCTTGTACATATCACCGCTTGAGGAAATACGCTGAACTTCTTTAGCACCTTGATTCCTAAGGTCTTGTACCTCTTTATCAATAGCACCTTGTAAACCAGTCAAACCAGCACTATATAAGTACTGCCTGGTATCACGGATGTTTTGAGTTTGCTCTTCAATTTCAGCAGGTGTACCAGTAAAGCTGTCACCAATTTGCGGAAGTTCGACACCAGCCCTGGACGCAATCTCGCCTTTATAAGTAGGAAGAAGATTTTGGGAAAATTTAAACGCACGCTTGCCGGTTCTCTCTCCGGCTTGATCGGTCGTTTGTTGTCCATACATTGTGTCGTAATAGTTGTCGAGATAACTTTTATTGAATTTTTTTTGAAACTCGGGACTTTTAAGGATCGAATCCCGAAGGTCATCGTTACTTTTGTAATAACCCTGGTTAAAGCGTTCCAGGGCCTTTTGTTTTTCTTCTGCTGTTGCAGAGCGCCCCAGGTTTTCTTCGTATGCTGCTTCAATGGCCGTTGAACGCTGACCAGGAAGCAGTTCTTTGGTATAGATGTCAGTCAGCGCTGTAATATCTTCCTCAGGAGGATTTAGACTGTATTTAGATGCATAATCACGAAGTTGTGAAGTTGCATCTTGATAGTTAAGAAGACCCTGGCGCATTTGCGATTCAATGCCGCTACGCAAACCACCGTAGGCAAGTTGTGCCGACGCTTTTCTTGCCGCTTCTTTATTTATTGCTGCTTCTTTTTCTTCCTGCGCACGCTGATCAGCAAGACTTTCTTTTTCTTGTTGATACCTCAAATATTTCTCAAAGGAGTCATCCTTTGGAATATTGGGTGGTTGATAGTTAACCGTACGACTTCCGCCCATTTTTACCTCCTGTTAGACAACCATAGAACTAACATTTGTTGGAGCTTTAGGCCCAAACATTGCAGCCATGCCGCCTTCAATTTGTGCCTGGTTGCGCTTCATATTAAGCAGGTTTTCAAACCTTTGAGCAGCTTGTGCCTCAGGACTGATTTTGGCAAAACGCGAACGACGCGCTCCTTCTGTAATGCCTGCAAGTTCTTTTTCAAACCCTGGACCTAACTCCCACTCACGCCCGCGTTGCTGTCGACCAAATTCAAGGTCAGCAGCTGTTTGGCCAAAGACTCGTGCGCCGAGGTTTTCACCGAGTTGAGCATACATGCCCTCTCGGTTAAGCATTGCACTTGTTTCAAGTGCGGAGTTTTGTGCCCGGAGTTGTGCCTCCAGACCGGAGCGCATAATATCTTGCTGGCGCTGCTGGCTAGCAATCTGAAATGGCAAGCCAACTAGGCCAATACCTGCTGAAACCAGCGGACCACCAGCTCCTGACCAAAATCCCGATGCCGCCATTTAATCGACCTTAATTATTTGTATTTTAATACAGGTATTCAAGACAACTAACCAAAGTAACGAGAGATGGGAACTCCGTAGCTCGCGCCTTGGATTTGTTGACGAGGGAATGTGCGATACGTTTCAGACACAACACCCGGGATATCTCCGTACAACCTAGCCATTAACTCGCGTTCACCAGCACCACCAAAGGCTGATGCAATAGTTCCAGGGAGTTTATTAATTTGATTGTACATTGATGTGATGCCCAGACTTTCTTTACCTAGTTCCTGGGCACGTTTTGCATTTTCATATTGAATATCGGCGTTCATTTTTAAAAGTTTTTGGTAATCTTCCGGAGATGTCTTTTGAGATTCAGCAATAAGGCCGACTAGTCCAATAGCTTTTTCGTCGGGAGTTGCGTCTGCGTATCCAGGTGTATTACGGAGCTCGGCAATCTTTTCGACCAGGGTTTTGTTTTGTGTGGGTTGTGCAGAGCCAGGTGAAACAAGCTGAGGTGTATTAGCACCAAGGCCAAACATGCCTAATTTTTCTCCCGCAGACCAGCGGAAGTTATTTGGATTGAATGCTTGTTGATAATATCCCATGATCAACCAAAGCTAATGGACGGCGCTTGCAGGGTTGAGCCAGAGTATGGGTTGGCGCTGATCGCAGTACGAAGAGTAGCGCCTGCTTCAGCCATGCCTTGACCAGCTAACTTAAACGAGCCGGCTTGCCGTCCCAGGGTCTGATAGGCAGCTGACTGAGTGTTAATTAAAGCTTGTTGATTGATCAGCTGTTGACGCATTGTGCGTTCAGCTAAAGGCTGAAGAGATTTCTGGAGTTGAATATAGGAATTAACTTGATCTTGCATTGCTTGGCGATCAAGCCCTAGCTGGGACTGACCAATTGCACCTTGCCGTTGAACCTCATACTCAAGGTCGCGCTGACGCTGAATACGCTCGCGGGCCGCATCTGAAACAGGAATTTCAGGCGTTAAAGGAGTTCTGGGTACAGAAATATCGGCACCACCAGCGCCTTTCTTGCCTTCTTCTGCAGCCCCAAACAAAGATGCAGTACCTGCTTGTGCAGCGGCAGGAGCAAGTAATTGCAGTGCACCACCAGCTAGCTTCATTGGCAGGCTACCTTTCATCAGTAAATTACTGAAGGGCGCCGTAATGGCTGCTGCACCAAGACCAGCGGCGGTACTAGCAATACCTGGTACAAGCCCTTGTTGCTGGAAGGTTTGCAGTGCGCCAGGGGCAAGACCAATGGCCGTGGCACCATAGCCGGCAGCGGCACGCATTCTGCCTTGCGCAGCGGGGGCATCTAAGTTCTGCAGACCTTGCTGAAGATATTCACCTGCACCTCCCATGGCTTCACCCAGACGACGCTGGTAATAGCGCGTACGTGCGCCTAATAAAGTCAGTGGATCGTCTAAAGGGTTTAGCCTAGAACTAGGAGCCTGATCCGCCATATCTAACTGTATTTATATGTTTAAATTCTATCAGTATTGATATTTAATACATTGGAAGTTGTGTATCATTTTGGCTAGCTGCAATAGCTTGGTTTGCAAGCACACCAGCGATTGCACCAGCTGCTCCACCTAATAAACCACCGACCGTGCCACGGACTCCTTGGCCTTTGGGATGGATTTTTGTAGGAATGTTTTCGGGAATATTAGACAGCAAGGCCATTTGTTGTGCTTGCGGGGGACGCGGTGCAGAAGCAAGTGCTGTACGTGCGCCAATTACGCCTCCAACCGCTGTCGTGACCGTAGGTATGCTGACCGGATATCCAAAGAGCCTAGCTTCGGGTACCCCTTGTAAATTCTCTGGTGTTACTTTGGCAACTCCCAAAATACCCGCTTGGTTGTATAAGAAGTCCATATAGTTTGCATAACGTTTTTTTGTGAGTGTTGGGATTTCTTCTTGTGCTTTTTCGTAAGCCAACGGACGCCCCTGTCTGCCTTGGATAAAACGTTCGAATATTTCTGTGCCCGGTTCAATTGATTGGGTTGGATCTTCTGAGTCGGGACGATTTTGTTTAAAGCCTTTTGGTCTGCCTAGCTCAGAGATATTAGTTGGATCGTATGCACCAGACAGGGCAAATGCTGGTGTAAGTATTGATGCACCGATGGCTGCTGACGTATATCTAGGAAGAGTTTTATTTGGGTCAATAAATTTTTGCGTTGCTTTTTCGGCAATAGAAATGGGATGGTTGTAACGCCAATACACACCTCGCGTTTCATCTGCAACAATGTCACCTAAAACTCGCGATGCATACGCACCTAAAAATGCCTTAGGTGTTTCTTTAAAATTAATACCTTGAGCCTGGAGAATTTTTTGAAATTCTTTGTCTTGAATAGTGTTGACGCCGTAGGAAGGATTGACTTCCGCAGCTTGATACATGGCCCTTTTTCCGGCCCGAAAGCCGGGTATAAAGCCTTTAGTAGCTTGGCCTGGGAGCTGTGATGTCATTGCATTGACTGCAGGAGTTCCAGGGTTTCCGGTGGCAAAGTAATGCCTGGATAATGAAACTCTTGGAATTGAGTTCCAGGGGAAAGGGGTTGTGCGTTGATGAGATTATTTACGCGTTGCCGTTGAGCTACTTGTTGGTTGATTTGACGCTCTTGTGATTGTTGCGCTGGTTGCAACTGCTGTTGCTGCTGGTATAGCGCACCTTGAGTGACGTAATCAACCAAGGGCATTGACGCAAGTGAAGCAATTAAATTAACACCTGTTTCAACACTGGAAGGAGAATATGGAATTTCACGTTTGGTGACGACGCCATCTTTTCCTTTAATTGTGGCCATACCCCCTGGCGTACCAGGAAACATCTTGCGAGTTGCACCAACCAAAGGATAGTTAAGCAAGAAGTCGCCTGCGGCATACGCAGCACCAGCAGCTGGGCCACCCGCCATGGTACCAACAGCAAAGTTCAGTGCTGCTCCAGGGAGCGCTGCTTTTGCTGCTTGTCTTGAAGTTTGGCTTGTTAGTAACCGCCCCAGCTCCTTAAGCATATATCCTCCTTTGTCTCTTTATTTTAGCTTTAGCTATTCAATGTTTTACCTGGGGAGGTATTTGTTTCTACACTTGTATCATCAGCAGTTGTCTCGCCAGCGCTCTCTTCTTTTTTAGCGGTATCTGATTGAACTTTAAATTGTCCTTTTCTGTCAAGCAACTGTGCAATAGACGGTTTATCTTGTACTTCATTCTCTGCACGTTTTTCCGCCATTGCCATTAAGTAGCCATTAGGATCAGGATTGCGCATCCGTGGCATAGGGTTTTTAGCTACTTTGCCAGGATTTAAAGTTGGACTAAGTTTATATGCTTCGATCCACTGGGGATTGAAATCTGGTTGGTCTTGTGGACGTTGCTGTGTGCGTGCACGACCTTCGTTAAAGTCATAATCTTCTGGGCGGTTGAATCGACCAAGACCGTCAAACAGCTCGTACTCAGGGGTTACTTTTTGATTGTCATCAAAAAAAGGAGAGTTACTTACAAAATTAAGAGTTGGGTTGAGTGTTGTTTTGCGAGTCATTGCTCGCTTGGTTAGGTCCTCAGAACTAAACCTTGACGGGTTCCAAGGGTAAGCACCAGAGCTTGGTTTAGATCTAAACAGTTCATCAAAATCTAACCGCTTAGGGATTTCTCCTTGACGATTAAATGGGTTTCGGATGTAACGTCCAAGATCTAAGCGTGGGTCTTGAGCCATTAGTTTTTAGCTTTTTCTTTTTTGTTTTTATGTAAGCCTACAAGCGTTTGACGCAACCTGGCTTGTTTCACCGTTTTTTCATCATATTTATCTGGGTTAGACAAGACGTTCTCTTGTAATTGCGCGGTGGTAATACCCTTCTTTTTTGCTTTAGCAGTAAAAGCACCTTCTTGAATATCGGCACCTTGAATCCATTTTTTATCTTTTTTTTCAACCATGATTAACGACGCAAAGCAGAACGCATTAATTGTTGAATCATCCCTTCAGATGGCGCTTGATAAGGCCGAAGGGCATTTTGTCCCACTCCCTTGAGTTTAACACCTTGAATTGATGCGGGTCCTTCCATGCGCTCTGCTGCAGCTGAGATATAGTTGCCGATATGACGTGCAACGGCATCAGCACGTGCTTGTTCTGGTGAAATTCCCTGAGGGATGGTAGCGTTACGGCGAGCGTAACCAGCCATTTCAGTACTCATAGGGGTTTTACGTTCTGTGGGCATCGGTGCTGGCGCTTGAAGAGGAGGGCTAGAAGGGCCTTGCTGGGGAGGAGGAGTGGCCGAAGTGGGCCCAGGTTGCATGCCACGTTTGTATGCTGCTTGTGCCATCAAGCGATTACCCGCTTCTTGTAATTGAGACCCTGTTACACCATAACGTGAAATTGTTTGTGATTCAGATAAAGTTCCAACACCTGCTGGGATTGCACCCATTCCTCCTCCAAGTTGTAATCCACCCCTGGACACACGGCCACCAGGTGTGAGGTTTGCAGTTAATGCAAATTGATTAAGTTGTTCCAATTGAGAGCCGGAACGGGGTTCTAAATTAACGCGTAACTGTTGATTTGGATATTGATAGTCACCTGTATTGACGCGAGAAGCGGGACCCATTGCTGCTGCAGCAGCTCCTGTGTACGGATTTTGAGTACGTGCAAAAGAACCGGGAGACTTAACAGGAAAACCAACCGGAGGCGTTTCAAGATAAGGACGCGACCCAACAGAGCCTGGCTCGTTTACAGCAGGCCTTCCCGCACCAGGCTGAAGACGTTGTGGCGCCATCTCATTACGTTCAGCAAAAAATGTAAGCGGGCCTTCATATGTTTCTGTATCAACTTCTTGTGCGGAAACTCCACCCGCGCCGCTCACCTTTGTTTTACCTGGTAATGGAACCGCTTCCATGTTGATATATTCTGGGTCAACAATAGGCGTTTCACGGATTTGACCTGTTTTAAAAGTTTTGCGATTTACAAGGGGGCGACCTTGTTCGTTAACTTTTGCCGGTTTTACATAAATGTTTGTTTCTTTTAACCCAGGTTGAATGTTGTTAATAAAGTCAAAAGCTGCAGAAGATAAATATCTTTTTTCATTTTGCTGAAGAACAGGAAGTGTTATTTGTTTAGACGTTTTTAAATAGTTATCTAAACTTTGAATCAAATATGTTTGGCGTTCCAAGGCGGAACCACCACCTTGTGCCGACCACATTTCTGCGGCATTGTTTAAGACTCCGTTTAGTTCATTCCTGTTTAAAGAAATGTCACGAAGATTGGGATCAGCGCCGACACGACCTCGTAACGGTTGTTCGCCAGCAACTTTAGTTTTTGCTTGATTTACATACCAATTACCTTTTTCGTCTTGAATGAGACGTTCTTGGGCTGTCATGTATTTAGTTACAGGTTGAGTTGTGATTTCAGAGGAGGGTTCGGAGGTTGCTGGTTGATAACGACCCAGCAGTTTACCTCCTGAGGTAGGGTCATAGCTTGGATCATCAACGGTGATTGAACCTTGATAGGAACCTAAAGAACGCACTCGTCCTGTTTTTGTATCAACAATACGAATTGGTTTACCTGCAATATTGGTACGTGTTTCTTTGTTGCGTGTACCAGTGCCAGTTAAATAAGCTCTTCCGGTTTGTGGATCAAAAGTCCAACCAGCTGCCGGATCGCCTTCTAAAGTTTCACGCGCCGGAAGTACACGGTCAATTTCTCGTTCTTGGCGCATGGATCCAGGTAACGCACCACTGGACTCTGATATTTGTCCAGGAACTGTTGTTGTGCCGCTTTTTGTTCTTTCTTGGAACCCTTTAGTTAAAACAAATCCGCCAGGACCTTCTACATCTCCGTAATCAGCTGCATTTGCTTCGTAGTCTGTACCACGGCCACGATTAAGGTTTAAATCTTCTAAGTCAGCAGTAGTATCAATTTCAAATTGACCGGTAGTTGGGTTATAAGCATATACATCACTACCAAACTCACCAACAATTCCCTCGCCTGCATTGCGTTCGGTCATGCCGCCGCCTTCGGCCATTACCTCGTAATCTAAATTCCTACCTACACGTCCACCACGAACAGCAAGCGTTGTACCAAGTAGGTCTTTAACGTTTTTAGTAGGAACAGTAGGGTCAAGTAAAGCAGCAACATCGAGTTGAGTTAATGGCTCCATAGAACCAGGGCGGTAGTCGCTAGCTGAAGCTGAGATACGATGGAAAATTTCTTCTTGCGTTAAGCCATGACTTGGACCCATTACTTGTAAAGCCCTTGCGTTTTTAGGTGCTTTACTCCTTTGAGTTGCGAGTGCCCAGGCAGCGGCCTTTTGTGCCGCAGCCTCAGCTGAAATAGCTTCGGCTTGTTGGCTAAAAGTTTTAAACCCGCTGATTTTTCTTTGTTCTGCGCCAGGGGATTGAGCAAAATTTTCAATTTGATCGGTTGGTAACCCATCTGGTAATTGAGAGGCAACTTGATTAATTGCTGTACCAGGTTCGTAGCCACTCATTTGAGAGGGCTGAGCCTCTTGCATCATTAAATGTTGTTTTTCAGCGACGTCGTCTTCAAGTGTTTCAATTTGAGACATGTCATAATCTTCATTACGTTGAAGTTGTGTTTTAATTCGACCAGTAACTTGGTCTTCCCCGGATTCAACTGCATTTGCAAGTTGGTCACGTGTTTGGGCTAATAAGTTGTTTTGGATTTCCGTAAGATCAGCAAATGATCCAGGTTGGTTTGCACGTTTAGGTAGTTTTGTTGCTTGGCCTTGAGGAATTTCTGCTAAGGAGCCAGTAGATTCAACGTATGCGCGTGGGCTAAAGCCTTCGGCTGGTTGCCTGGATTGAATGCGAGGAGCAGGAGGTGGGGTAGATGGCCTCACTACAGGCAGACCAGCTGATTTGGTAGGTGCGGGCGCTTGGGGAATAGGCTCTGCTGCTGCACGCCTCACTGCAGCACCACTGAGGTCAACAGTGGCTGGTTTTACGGCAGAGGCTGCAGCTTGAGCAGGGGGAGTACCGCGTAAAAAACGAGTGGCGCCATACGCACCAGCCCCTAAGCCAGCTAAAGCAGCTCCTACGCCCAGAGCTTGGGCCAAATTAAAACCTTGGTTTTCCTCTTGGGACGGAGATTTGAGTTGATTACGACGAAATGCCAGGACCTCAGGGGCCATTTGAGCCTGTTCTTCCGGATCACGGGGGATTGGTGCTCCAGTGGCGCGGCTATATGCGTAGAAATCGGCCTGAGATAACGCCATTTGGTTTTATTACGTATATTTTGATCTGTTGTCATTCTATTGTTGACAAATCTGGGGAATAGAGGAGTTATATTAAAAGAAATAGCTTTGATTACGCACCAGATGGACGCTGGTACCAGGCAAAAACGAATTGAAGCCCTAGAAGCGATTAAAAACAACGCTCTTAAGTTGGCACGTGAGGGGCGTGACTCGTTGGAAGTGCGTGATTTTGTAACAGAAGCTAAAAAAGAATTGGCATATGAGCTTCCCGATGAAGAAGCTTTTGTAAAAGCAAAGAATGCAACATTGGCCTATAAGAGGGCAAAAGAGGAAAAATAAAATTTTTAAAATTTGTAAAAAATAAAAATAAAACAAGGGCAAGTTAGGGTTTAAAGTTAGGGAATATTGGATATTTTACCGACATAAATTAGTTTTTAGTTAATTTTTAATGTTGTGCGGCCCAAGTATGGGCTTTTTTATTACCTATTTGTAGTTAGGGCGGCCCCTATAGGGCCCAAATAGGATTAAAAATTACCTGACGCTTCTCCAACCAGCTAACCGAAGTGGAATGTGGGAAGAAAAAAAAGAATAGGTGAGTGGTTGAATATTGTACGGGGGCTGCGCATCCGTTAATAACGCAGAGTTCTACCACAGGTTAGTTCAATGACTGAGCGTGTGAAGCGTTTTGAGAGGGCAGCGAGCATGTTGGTTGCTGGCTGTAAGGTTAGCGTGTTGGTAAGTGAGTTACCGCAGGGTAACGTGCAAGCATGGCTAGCTGAATTGAAAGGTTACGTAATGTTTGGTCACACTGATCCAGGGGATGAGTGGATTTATAAAGTTTACGTTACTGTGAAGAACGGTCGAGCAGTAGCGCAGGCGAAAGTAGTGTACGTTAATTGAGGATAAGTTGGTTTAATCCGACATTATCTGATAAGTAATTGTACTTACTTGTCAATTGTCAGCGTTTCCTGACACGACTTTTCGGCTACCCGGCGCGAGGCTTGCGGGAAAGACCGTGTGACAGCTGGTAGTAACGGGGGCTGCGCATCCGTACAACGCAGAACATTCCATCGCATTCAACGCAATGATTTATTCGGTATGCATTAAGAGTTCGTTGTCGTATCAAGATTTCTTGTTTGCCAAAACATTGTATAGCTCAGTAGAGAAAGAGTTTTCTACTGAGCAACAAGCTCAACAATATATCCAATCTTTTGAAGATTGGGAGCGTAACTATTTACATATAGAAGTGTTTCCGTTCTAAGTTTTAACGCCTGATGGTGCAGGAAGGGTTCGACTCCCTTCCCAGGCATTGCCCCCAGCGGAGATGGGCACCGCACAACAGGAGTTTCCTGTGGACTACACACCAGTCGGTCAGGTTATTGCACCTTACGTTTCACTGGTTGCAATATTCATTGCTGCCTTTGTAATAGGTTACGTAACCGACTGATCCGTATAAGCGGGTGACCAGGTGCAAACCCTGGTCCAGTTATTGCCCCCAGCGGAGATGGGCACCGCACAATCCACTGCAAAGCATGTACATCATCTTTGTTAATGGCGAACAGCATAGCTGCTATGGCTCTAACGAATACGTTGAGGCCATAGAAGAAGCTGCTCAGCTGGACCACATGTACAACTCACCTGAGTTGAACGGTGGCGTCCAGGGCGCCACAGCGGTCGAGATTCTGACTGTATCAGGCAGGATACTGTCTGATGCAGAGCTTGATGCTCGTGCAGCTATGGCTGACTAACTGATCCGTACACACGGACTGGGAGGTGTGAGCCCTCCCTCAGTTATTGCCCGACCGTAGGGATGGGCTCCTACACACATGGAGTTATCCATGGATTTGACTACAGGTTGGCAGCAACATCCCAACGTGCCTGGTGGTTACCACCTGGTTTACGTTGATGATCTGGTCGGTGACTTATCCATTGTTACTGGACCGAGAGGTTCAGGGCTAATGGCATCTAACGACCCAGGTCAGGAACCTACTTATGAAGTGTGGTTTCCAGGGATGGCTGATCCAACCGGTCACCTAACACTTGATGAGATCAAAGGGATCATCAAGTACATGCGTCAACGTGAGCAGGAGCGTATGAACTACTGCTACAACGAAGACAACTGATCCGTATAAGCGGGAGGCAGGGTGCAAACCCCTGCCCAGTTATTGCCAACCACTGAGGTTGGCTTGCAAACACAATGGGCATTCGCAAAACTTTGGCCAATGCACTTAACTCGACAGCAGCAATGCTGGAGAGTGACACATCTAAAGAGTACATCAGCGCCAAGCTGAGTGAGTACCGTATCCGTGCGGCAGCAATCATGATGCCAAAGGATATGGCATTCATCATTACTCCTAAGACAGACATTTGATCTCAACAGTCAACTTAATTCAATTCAGCTTATGTTTATCTATCAACCAAAGGATGCACTTGATCGTGTCGTATGGTATGGAGGTGAATCTACTCAGCTCCACTATGAGCAGGAAGTAGATGGATGGGACGGCAATCCTGATTGGATTGAACGTTCAGTTCGTACTCTTGGTGGTGGTATACCAGCGGGAGTATCTGAACTACAAGCCGAGCTTGTGGATTATTACAACTACTGTCAGTGCGCAGTTAACTACGATTGACTCCTGTAATTAACCCTTTGCTTTGGCAGAGGGTTTCCTACAGGATTCAACAATCCTGTCACTCAACTCAACTAGGACTCAACAATGACTCCTGCATACGTTGAACGGCTACTTACACAAGATGCTCGACTGCTTGCCAGGAGAGATTCCCCTGCCATTGACCAAGATCTTGAGCAGCAGCGTCAAGCTGCACTCGAAATCTTTTTCAAATGGCAGGATGATGCCTGTCAATTTGAAGACGTTATACCGTTCTGTGTTGTGCTCCAGCGCAAAGTAAATCTCAATCGAGATTTGCTACGTTGGGAACGCCAGAACGCAGACTGACTTCTGTACTTAACCTTCCGTTGATATGAATTCGTATCGGCGGTAGGTTTTCTACAGGACTCAACATCCTGTCACCAGTACATACGTACTACCAATCCAATTCAACACAACGGTCATGTTTAGCAACACCATTATCGGTCGCGTTGTTTACATGGAGCCTGCCGTGCATGAAGGTAGGGAATTCCTGGCTATCAAGCTGGCAGTATCCGATATCTCTGGCAACGAGATCCGTATTAAATTCAACAACTCGAACGGGTTGTTTACTGCGTACAAGAATGGCACACTCGTTATTGGTCACCAGCTAATCCTTACTCAGTTCGACGTTCGTCTTAATAGCATTCGTACGCATTACCTCAAAGATGGCCTGCTTCATCAGCTGAGGTATCCGGAGATTGCACTGACGAAGGTCAGAGCTTTTATGGGTTCAGCTCCAAGGCAGAAGGCAGAAGTGCCTCATGCCTACACCGATAACCAACAGGTGGAAGAGCTGACACCATACGGTGGCGAACCAACGCTAGAGACTGTACCGTTCTGAAGTCTGCACTTAACCCTTCTGTCGAGAGACAGTGGGTTTTCTGCAGACATCTCACCGCAGGTGTCTGTACTATCCATCAGCTCAACTTATGAAACATGTAATCAAGCTCAAGCCTAAACACTATGTTCACCTCGATTCTTACGGTGAGTCTCATGAGACTCGCGGTAGTGAGGTGATTGTCCTGGCCTTGGGTATACTCATCAGTGCACTCACCGTAGGTGCATTACTTGGCACTGATATTACTCAACCTACTCAACAGAACCATGGCAATTCACATCGCACTGATCGTTGATGCTACTGGCCGCTATGCCCATGTTTGGGGAGAAGCTTCAAGTTGGGATGACTTCATTGACCAACTTGAAGAACTAGGCGCAGAAGTAATTGAAGAACAAACTTCTGATTGGGAAGGTTATACCAAGGAAGAGATAGATGAAGATTGTATTTCAATTGGTAAGTTATTAATTGATACAGACTTTGTACCTTATGAATAGGCCACCCATAACTGGAGTGGAATGACTCCAGATTTGAGTAGGCTCCCCCTGGCCCCCGGCCAACAGCCAGCACCAGGGATATGGCTGTTTAGTGTTTGACTTTACTTTATTAAGTATTTGAGTATTTGAAGTTTATTCAATTTACTTATATGGATGGACCTGAGCATGTCCTTAAACTGCTCAGCAAACTTATCTATTACACACCATGACTACACTTGAAGATTTTGCACAAGAAAACGCTATATATCCTTGGCTTGCCAATGATTGTATGGCGGATAATGCTTTAGATCAGAACTACAACGCTGACTTGCTTGATTCCATGGCTGACATGGCCTACGAACAAGAGCAAGCCATGCGTGAATCAAATGAAGATGACTGGACCCTTGTAGATCGAACCGATGGAATTGTATCGGTAGATCTACTTAATGGCTATGTAAACTTATTTGAAGACATTATCCATGATGACGAAACACACTGATCCCACAATGGATGACATAATTATTGTCATCCTTGCAATCATTTCAATCATCATTACTGAACTAATCTCATGCTTCACCCCATCACTCAAGAAATCGCTGCAACCTTCGGGTACCAACCCTTCGACTCAGAAGAAGGTCAGCAGCAGTACCAAGCAGAGTGCGACTTCCAGAACGCACCAAAGGGAGCAATCCCCTGCACTGGTAACGTCTACAGAAACAAGCAGGGAGTCCTGCGTTGTTACTGGATTCCAGCCGGAGGTAACTACTCGGCCCAAGACAAGGAGGAACTCGAAGGCTGGTACGACATCCCAAGCAACGAAGATATCGAGGAGTGGGTGTTCGACAGCATCTGTTTCACACCAGCAGATGATGAAGTAGAACCAGACCACCCTGATAGCTGGCTCTCAATCCTTGGATTGATTTAACCTATGTCATATAACGCAAGTGTAATGATGACATATGCCATTCGCGAATAGCGAATATGTAAGTACCAGGGGTATTGCCAGATAACCACTGGCCTACCCCCTGCACCCCCGGCAGAAGTACCAGGAGATAACTTCTATTAGTAAATAACCTAACCAATGCATTAAGCCAATGGCACAAACCAAATCATCTCAACGTAAACAACAACCATCTCCTGATTACCCTCAAGGTAAGCACACAGTTACATTCACAGACATAGATGAAGAAGATTGGTGGTTAATCACAAACTTATTCAAAGGACGTATTGATTACTTTAATCAACGTTTACAAGAAATTCAACATTCTAAAGATCCGGATTTAATACGGAGAAACACAGAGTGGCTAGAAGAAACAATAGAACGTTTGGAGATTAGACTACATCAGTTCGAAGATCAGATCAGTCCTACATACTTTAAGCGTAAGCGTGCAGAACATGCCGCTCGCATAAAGCAACCAAACATTTAAACACTGGGCATTCATGTATATACATGTTGTAAGTCCCAGGGGGTTTAGAAATTACTCAACACACTCTTGTCATGACAAACAAAGTCTTGAAGTTTGAACCAACCATCTATAAGAAATCAGATGGTACAGAGGTTGTATTCCAAGTCAATGATTCCACACGCATTGACATGATCATTACAGAACTACAAGCTATCTATGCACGTGAACAGAAACGTGACTTGATGGCACTGCACCTTCCATATGAAGCACCTGAGCTGCTGCTGGAAGCCATTGGTCTGCTTGAGAAAGCAACTGAGTGGGGTGAACCAACAGACGATGATCTATGTGGTGAGCCACCAGTGACCATGGCTGAGATGCACTCAGCTGCATGGAAGGAACATCAAGAAGCACACCGGTAACCATTCACATACCGCAAGGTTAAGAACTGGTTAACACAGTGGTCATGGCTTGACACCACCCGGTAGACTGGCCGTGACCACACACTCAACCTCTACAAAACCTACATTAAATGTCCGACAAAATCAGCATTCCAAACTCAATCAACTCCAACAATCTTGCTGCAATGCAACTTGTAGCCAAGATGAAAGAGTCTGCAGACAAGCATGGTATTGGCTTCATTGGGGGATTTATATCTCCCGATGGAGAGAAATTTATTATGACGAATATGGATGATGAAGATTCCCAGGCCTTGCTGCCTGAGAATCTTAAGTGAATCTTAAATTACACACTTGAAAACAATGGATGATCGTGAAGCAATGATTGATGAAATCATTGATAAATTCAATTTTGAGAAAGTGCACATTGCTATGACTGCACTTGATTGGAAATGGAAACCAACAGTTAGTAACACACCAGCTGTTCCATCAATCTCCAGGCTTAAGGAGATGGCTCGTCACTTGTTAAGTGAAGCTATCAACCATAAGGTTGTAGGTAGCGGAGGTTTCGAAGCTAAGTACATACCTAAGGTTGATAATGATCCAGAGTATTTCCATTTGAAATTCATTCTTTGCGAAGCTGATTCCTACGATGACTAATCAAGAACACAACGGCAACCGTACGTGTATCTCGATGACTGACCTCTCCCCCGCCGCTGCTGCTGTCAGGGCCGCTTACTCGGAAGGCTGCTATTTGCTGATGCCGCACCGCAAGCATCAACTGGATGGCATGGCTTGCCCTGGGCTAACCTCCGCCATCCGCGCTATTGCGGATCAGGTGGTGCCAGAGGAACCGGAGCCAGATCAATCAGCTATGACGTTTTCAGATTGGAATCTCAAAACTGAAAGCTGGGATGCCCGCATGGCTACTCGCTCCGCGATCCTCGCCATTGCCTACGAGCTGGAGGCTGTTTGATGATTAAACCTAAATCACCCATCAACTTCGATAAAACTATTGCAGGATTTAATATCACGGAACATGGTATCAAATCATTTACTAAGTCAATTAAACTTGGTCCGTTACAAGTAACATTTAACGCCAGAGAATCTGGTGTACGTGCATCTGTATCATTACCTGGTACAGGACTATCACGTCGTAACATCAAGTTACTTTGATTGACTCGTCCTGGGCATGACGTTAAACTGCCTATGTTCACTCAACTTAAATCACATGGAACCAGGACTTACTTTCTTTGACAGGCTGTCAATTGCGAATTGCGCCAAGCAACGAGCAGAACAGAACTGTTGCGACAGACGTCGTTTTACCGACGAGTTTTTCACTGCGCGCATGTGGGCTCGCTATCGGTGCTACATCACACGTGAGATTCAATTCGTGGAGCCTGATTGATGTCTGTACTTGCAGTCGAACACACTACTATTGATGGTAACGATGTTACTGTTACAGCAGTTGTTGATGAGATGCGTTTGCTTTATCGAGCAACACATCTTGATCCTGAAGAGTATGCTCCTGCATTGTGCCAGGTATATTTCACAGTGGATGAGGGAGAACAAATCCCTACTGACGAAGATGGCTTCTGTCAGTATCTTGATTCACTCAATCTTGACTGGCAACTACTCCCTATAGAGAACGACTGATGATTGGATTATCAATTGAATTCAAACGCTGGTACATTGTTATCAGGGGCCCCAAGGGTAGAATTTATTTGGCCACTGGATTTGCCAGAAGCATGCCTGTGTTTATGCCAACAGGTACACTGACTCTTGGCGACCATATAGATGACAGTCACTCTGCAATCCTTGCAGATGAATGGAGAGAAGATGAAACGGATGAGGAACTGTTACAACAGTTAAAGGACATCCGTTGATCACACGTCCTGGACATGACGTTAAACTGTCCGCTACACTACGAACTTACTTCGAACTCACCATGGAATTTCAACTGCCATCTAACCTCAAGACTGAGCTAATCCCTTATGATGCCACGCTTAAGCAGCTGGCTAAACTTACCAAACAACCTGGTACTAAAGCAGCTAAGCCTAAGTACCCACTTGGTAATGTTAACGATTTAATTCCTGAAGACATTGTTGATCCTGCTGTATTGCAACAAGTTGTTGATCGCATCAACAATGTTTATGCACAAGATCGTTGCCATACGTTTAGACCAACAGACGAAGGTGTTAAATCAACAGCTATCTTGTATCACTACGAACAACTGTGGATAGCTGCGTGGCTACCACCTGAGGGTGAAGAGAATGTATATGTATATGGATATGCTTATGCATTTAAAGATACAGAATCTGCACGTAAATTAAATCGTGACTTGATTGCTAATAATCAAATTGATACATTTAACAAGGTTAGTTACGGTCGCAGTCAATTCTTTGTACGTAAACGTTACGTCACTGTAGATGATATTAAGAATGGTGATGACATACGTAATTGGAATCATAAATATATGTCATATGGTAAAGGTATAAACATTCGTCCTACTGTTATTTACTTTGAGAACGCATTGCGTCAAACAATTCCGCAATGGCAGGACTCACGTTATATTTTTGAGCGTCTTAAAGATTCATCTATTCTTAATGTGTTGTTTGAAGGTAGGGGACAAGTTGATTCATACTTTAAAGATAAGCGTAATAGCTGGTTGCCTAGTGCCAGTGCAGTCATTGATCTGCTTGACAACAATATTATTAACTTATCTCCAGCACCTGCTAATACTATTCGTCACATTGTAGATAAACCATTTTTCCGTAAGTGGATTCAACAACAGTGTGATGAAGTGCTAGCTATTTATAACAACAAAGATAATAAATCACGCAAGGCTATTCAACGTCCGTGGAACATAATTACTTTATTGTTTAATCGTCTTGCATATGTCAATAGGATTTGGCCTGACTGCCCTATTGATTACTACCAAAATAATATTGATACACTACTGACAATAGACTTTGGTTATTTTTCCAATAGGGCAGTTGATTATTGGCTGAATACATACATGCCAGTTGCTTCATTCTTTAATATTCTTAACAAGTTTAAAGAACAGAATACTAGTAACGGTTATACAAACAATGAGACAGGTTTGACAATTGCCACTCTATATAATTGGCGTGACACATATCAAATGCTTGGTCAGATTCTTAGCGCTGACAAAACTATTGAACCACCACGTCGTTGGCGTCTCAATGAATTCCATGATCATGTACAAGCAGAAGCATGGAAAATCCAACATCCTAATAGTTCATTGCCCCAGGATTTATTCCCTGCTCCAGTACGTATTACATACAACGAACAGACCTGGTCATTCTTTCAGCCTATTGATACACATCAACTATCTAGCTGGGGTCAGGCTGTACGTAACTGCGTTGGTAATGCATCTAGCTATGCAGAAGGTGTACGCAAGAAGAAACACTTTATTGTTCTGTGTATCATTGATGGCAAACCAACATTTACTGTGCAGCTCACCGTTGATAACGGCATGATGTCTGTCACGCAGATTGTTGGTACATCTAATGCCAGGCTTAGCTCTGATCAGCAAGCTGAATACACAGAAGCCTTCCGCCTTGCCTTGCAAGCACGGGAATCTGAGCTAGGATCAAAGGGTTGAAGCCAACAGCCAGCATCCTCGTCACTGCTGGCTTTCATTCTTATGTCAGGGTCCATTGCTCCAGGTGCAGACGATGATCAACAGCCACTATCAGTGGAGGATCAACGGCTGCTTGCAATGGCCCTGGCCAACCTTGGTCAATACATTCATGACAACTCACCACACTATGAGTTGATTGAAGATCCAAGGAACGATGATGACTATGACACCTGGGAGGTGGGTATGGAACCACTACCAGGTGATCATACTTGGCGGTCTAATTCCATAGACGTAAGTCCAAGTAACGGGGTGTGATGAAATTAGAAACCATGACTGACTTAAAATCAGTTGGCCTTTGGCCTTGCAGGTGCAAGTCCTGTCACCCCGACCACTTACATACTTAACTCAAACCATGAACATCTTTGCTTGTTTCAAACACATTGTTCCAGAGTTCCATGCATACAGTGATGAAGACAAACGCTACAACATCGGTGCTACATGGACTGGGCAAGATGGTTTGCATGACTATCATAATATTGAATTGAAGTATGTCCATAACTCTGAGCGTCTTGCGCTTCAGGGTGATCCACAACCTGATGGTAGCTGGAAGTATGTAGAACCCAATGGCAATGTCCATATCATTAGCGCTGAGCGTGCCAAGCATTTCATGGAAGCTACGCAACACAACGCAACAATCATGTGCAACATGCTTGACCGCCTCAGAGACTTAGGTGTGACTGGTGAGACACTGGACACCAGTGCTGAACCCGTCTAGTATTCATGTGGAATGTTCAGGCCCCGGTGCAAGCCGGGGTCTTTCTCTATGACACAACCCAACTTAAAACCATGACACAACAACATCCCATAACCCCACCGCCGGAGCTGGTGCAGCAGTGGGAAGCTGACTGGCATTGTTCCGGCAATACAAACGGAGACGGATTTACGCGTTTTGTTGCGACTTGCGCTGCCCAATGGGGAGCCGACATGGAGCTGGCGGCCTGTTGCAGACAACTTACGGATCCCAAGTGGTACGACGAAATCAAGAACTTGCGTGGGCCTTTCCGCGCAGCAGAACTCCGCGCCGCCCGCCGCCCCAAGCCTCAAACGTTGAACAGTATTGCCTTGCAAATGCTGGGCACCATTGAGCGCGACGCGCACTACTTACCCGAGATCACCGACACCATTCGCCGCGCACTTAACCAGCTTTCTGATAGCTAACATTACTATGGAATTGACACTACTAGAGGTCCACCGTTTTTGGTCAAAGGTTGATGTAGTGACAGCCGATATGTGCTGGCAGTGGACTGGCTACTGCCTTCCGTTTGGCCATGGCCAGGCTTGGCTACAGGGAAAAACTTTTTTATCCCACCGTGTCGCTTACTCCTTGGCACAAGGACAAGTGCCTCCAAAGTTGCATGTTCGCCACCTTTGCGACAACCCTTGCTGTTGCAATCCTGCTCATCTTGCGCTTGGATCAGATCAGGATAATTCAGACGATAAATGTCGACAAGGTAGGCAGGCCCGTGGCTCTGGCAATGGGCGGTCAAAGCTTTCCGATCAAGAGGTGCTATGTATCTATAAATCAAGCAAGACACAAGAGGAGCTTGCATCGGAATTTGGCATACACCAATCAATGGTGAGTCGCATTAAGAACGGTGTTTACTGGAATTGGCTAACTGGAGCAACTCGATGACTGACTTCCGAACACTTTGCGCTGAGCTTGTTGACTGTTTGGAAAAAGCCAACTGGCCCTTGCGGCATAAGACTGTCTTTGGGATCTGCCTTGACGACGCCCGAGCCGCTTTGACTCAGCCCGAGCCGCAGGGGCCGACGGATGAGGAGCTGTTTGAACTCTTCAATGAGAACGACTGGAACTACATCAGCCCAGAAACTTTCCTTGACATTGCTCGTTCTGTACTGGAGTTACGATGACTGAACCTTTCTCCCCCGCCGCGCAGGCGGTGTTGGATGCTGCCTTCACACTGGCCGACAACTTTGACCGTGATGTCACCGAAGCGGAAATGATCGCCGCCGCCCTCCGCGCTGCTGCTGATCAGCTTCCACTTCAGCCGCTGACGAGGGATCCCGCCGATCCGTTTGAGCAGGGGCTTCGTCAAGGCCAGGAACTGAGCCGCGTTGAAATTCTCGCCATCGCCGTTGAGCTGGAAACCTCTACCACTGAAAACCGATGACTGACTCAGTGCTTAATCTTGATTTAGTTGATCAGGTATTTGAACGTATACCTGAATGGACATGGACTACCGTACGTGATGCAATTGTTGCAAACCTTGTTGACAACATGCCAGGTGCAGTAGTTGAACGGTTGACTGGTACCTATGACAACTTTGATTTAGCTGAAAAGATTCTGATTGATTATTACTCACCAGCAGATAAATACAAAGATTTAATTGTTGATTCATTCAAGATCATTGGTGATGAAAACACTTTGTATTTATTGGATTCATTACAACTAGATAAGATTCCAGAACCAACGGAAGACTGATGCGGTGTCGTCAATGTAACAGCAGTAACACACGTGTTACATGCACAGATCATTACGGTCAATACACCAAGCGTTATTGCCGTTGTCTTGATTGCAACCACAAGTTCAGAACCATTGAACAGTATGAAGTATTAAAGCCTGGACCTCCCAAAGGGAAGCCACGTTCTGGAAAGATTGCTCGTGGTTCCAGCCATGGGCAAGCAGTCTTTACGGAACAGGACATTCGCAACATGCGTCTTATGTACGAATCAAAAAACCATACGTTGCAAGAAATTGCAGATAAGTATGGAACCTCTAGGGCTTACGCTTCTAAGATTATTAACCGGAAGCAGTGGACTCATGTCACGTAAATCAAAGTCTCAATACCAATTCAATGTTGGTGACCGTGTTGCTGAACGTCCCAAGCCCCATGGGATATTCACGCAATGTGATGAAGCGTGTAAGCGTATTGCACAATATTGCAGCCAGTGGTATGGTGTAGTACTTAATACCGACAAACAGTGTCTTGCTTTTGAATTTTTCACAGAATACTTTGAGGGTTTGGGAACTATTGCTAATGAGAACTTATGAAAAACTTCTGGAATAGACGAATGATGTGGTTCTGGTGTTTTGAGAGTTGGATAAAACTTATGAAGAATTCTTCAGAATTTTATGAGAGTTTTGAATGTAATAGACACTTTTTTTGGTTGTGTTTGAATAACTATAATCAAGTTTTTGGTACGAATGATGAATTTGCGAAAGATAAATGAGAAAACGACTTAGAACCCCTCCGAAATGTAGAGGACAACTTGGTAAAACTGGTGCTACTAAAACTCACTTTGTAGAGCAGTATCAGGTGTATTTTGATGATTGGACTTATTGTGATGTTTCTGTCTGGATTGAGCACGGAGAAAACGAAAAGAATAGTCACAATATGGCACTACAAGTTGCCAAAAGTGAATTTCCAGATTTGAATGTTGAATGTGTTTATTACTGCTGATGAATTGAAGGCACTATGATGACTGACCAACAAACCCTTGATAAACAATGAGTAATGTCAAATTAATTTGGGCAACACCTAATGCTGAACAATTGATTGTAAAGATGGCACGCGTTAGTGCGCCCGCCAATCAAGACAATATGGATACAGCACCACGGTTGTTGAAGTACCTGATTAAACACAAACATTGGTCGCCGTACGAGATGGCTAATCTTTGTGTTGAAATCGAAACAACTCGTGGTATTTCAGCACAGATACTTAGGCATCGTTCATTCTCGTTCCAGGAATTTAGTCAACGTTATGCCGACGTTGGTGAACTTGGTTCATCTATTGTTCCACACCTACGTAGGCAAGATGGTAAGAACCGACAGAACAGCATTGATGATTTATCGTCTGATGTAATTGCTGGTTATTATCGTCGCATTGGTCATCTCTTTGAAGATGCAGAGCATCTATATAGGGAGATGGTTAGTGCAGGTGTTGCTAAAGAATGTGCGCGTAACGTATTGCCTATTGCAACAAAAACTAGGATGTATATGAATGGTACCATCAGGTCTTATATCCATTATCTACAGGTTCGTACTCATGAATCAACCCAATTGGAGCACAGACAAATTGCAGAACAAATCAAAGACATCTTCTGTGAACAGTTCCCTATCATTGGGGAGGCAGTGTTCTCAGCAGAGGGTGCAGCCTCACGATGATCAGTTCGCAAGGCTGTTCGTTTTCTAGATCAAGGAAACCACAAAAACTTGATCTCCCTCAGGGCTGACGTGGTTCTTCTGCACCCCATCTGTAGTATAGTTCTACCGTCCTGGGTACGACGTTAAACTGCCTATCAATGATTAGAAAAACTAATCAATCCATTCATCTCAACATCATGAAACTTCTTAAGTTTTCCAAGGGTAACGGTAAGCTGAGCAATCGTCTTATCTTCTCACTACCTGCGGGATACGCATGTCCTAACGCTGGTGTATGCAAGACCTTTGCTGACCGTACCTCAGGTCTCATTGTCGATCTGCCGCAGCTCACAGGCACTGTTGCGCCAGAGTACAGATGCTTTGCTGCTATGGCAGAGACTAGGCCAACCGTGCGTGAAGCTCGTTGGCATAACTGGGATCTCTTGCGTACCACCATGTATTCAGATGGTGAGCAGGCTGTGTTGATGCGTGACTTAATTGATATGTCACTCATGGCACAACCTGTGAAGAAGCTTGTGCGTATTCATGAGTCCGGTGACTTCTGGTGCGAGAACTATCTCAAGGCTTGGCTGATGGTTGCAGACCAGCGGCCACAACAAACTTTCTATGCCTATACCAAATCACTAGGCATGTGGCACAACTTGAAGGATCAGATCCCGCCCAACTTCTATCTCACTGCATCGTACGGCGGTACACTTGACTACATGCTGGAGAAGAATACAGATGTGTATCAGCGCATTGCATATGTTGTGTACACAGAGCAAGAGGCGGCAGAGCTAGGACTTGAGATTGATCATGACGATAGCCACTGTCTAGGTGACAAACCTTTTGCACTTCTTGTGCACGGCAACCAGCGTGCTGGGTCTGATGCGATGAAGGCTCTAACTCAACGCAAGAAGGAAGGTGGGTTTGTTGGTTACAACTCCAAAAGAAAATCTGTAAAACCTTGCGTTACAAAATAAATCGTGTACGATCTGTCAGTCTTCTTGATTGACAGATGTCTTACATGCTTGCGTGCTGGAGGTGGGGTAAACCTTACGGGGTGACTGCCTCCAGCAGTTCTAATAAGTTTGAGTTGATTCCGTTAGACTCGGATTCAGCATTATCAAAAGTGTTCAGCCATCCATACAGGGCTGGTGCACAAAACATCTTGAGCTGGATCCAAAACAATGACACAGAAATTAACGGTGAAGAACTCACAATTCAAGATCTCGCCAGGTTCCAGCACTGATACATTTCTTATCTTTGATTGTGAGACGGACGGCCTCTATGATGCAGTGACAACTATCCATTGTCTTGTCATCTACGATGTCGTCCGACAACAAACTTTTAGCTATGGGCCTGACCGCATTGCTGATGCTCTTGCTCACCTGGCAACTGCTGATGTTTTGATTGGCCACAACATTATCTTTTATGACATTCCTGTCATTGAAAAACTTTATTCAAGTTACGCATTTAAATCTACAAACCTTTCATTTAAATCCAAGCACGTCATCGACACACTTGTATGTACAAGATTGATCTGGCCCAAGGAAGTTCTCTATGAACTTGACACAGAACAATATCCGCAGGTTCCAAAGGGCTTGCGTGGATCCGCATCACTTAAGGCATGGGGATGGAGGCTGGCCGATCATAAGATCGACTTCAAAGATTTCTCTGAATACAGCCAAGAGATGCTTAAGTACTGTATGGCACCCCATCACAAGGTTTTGCGTGATGACCTCCGCTGGATTGAATGCGGTTCTATTAATGTTGGTGATGCTATTCTTGGTTTCGATGAATACGGACCAAACAGAAAATTCAAAGCTACAAAAGTACTCGTAAAAAACTTTGATGAAGCTGAGCTATTTGAAGTTGTTTTAGAGTCAGGTAAAGTATTTCATGTAACCAAAGAACATAGATGGCTGACTTCATTAGTCCGTACTGACGGCACTGGTTACCTTCAAGGTAATTGGGTAGAAACTCAGAACCTCCGTACAGATAGTTCTTGCGGCTCAAAAGTACCAAGATTTTTTGAGCCTTGGGAAGAAGACCTTTCTAAAGATGCTGGCTGGCTGGCAGGAATGTTTGATGGTGAAGGTACTATCTCAAAGAAACGTGTTGACTTTAGTATTGCTCAAAGACCTGGTATTACATTAAAGAGGCTTGAAGAACTTCTTTGTACTAAATACAATAAAGACTGTGTAAAACATGTCATTAAAAAAAATTCAGATTGTTTGTCTTTACGTTTTACAGGTAATCAATATTCAAAGATTGAGTTTCTTGGCAAGATTAGGCCAGAGAGATTGATAAATAAATTTAGTTTTGATCAAATGGGGCGCATGGAAATTAAATCTTCGTGTTTAGTGGATCGTGTCATATCCGTTAAAAGCATTGGCAAAGGAACAATAGTTAAGTTGACAACTGATTCTTCTACTTTTGTATTAGATGGTTATCCAATGCACAACTGCCAGCAGGACGTGGCAGTCACTAAGAAGCTTTATGAACTTATCCAAAAACAAAACTATCCAGAAGCAGCGCTCAAGCTGGAGCATGAACTTGCTGTCTCCATTAACAAACAAATTAGAGCAGGTATTCCTTTTGATGTTGATGCATGCCTTGATCTCGTGGATGATCTACGAGCAAAGGAAAAAGAACTTGAGTTACAACTAAAGGAAATTTTTCCACCTATTAAACACGAATCAATTTTTGTTCCAAAGGTAAACAACAAGAAACGTGGTTATGTTAAAGGTCAACCCTTCACTAAAGTTACGTATCAGGAGTTTAATCCTGGGTCTCGCGATCAGATTGTACAGCGTCTCACAGAAAAATATGGATGGCAGCCCGAAGCCACCACTGAGAAAGGTAATCCAATTCTTAATGATGATGTACTTGAAACTTTGCCGTACCCAGAAGCAAAACCATTAGCTGAATATATGTTGATCAAGAAACGTCTTGGTCAGATTGCTGATGGTAATAATGCTTGGCTCAAGTTAGTAACTGAAGACTGCAAGATCCATGGTGATGTAGTCACTAATGGATGTATAACAGGAAGGGCATCTCATCGGACACCAAACATGGCTCAGGTTCCAGCAAGCTATTCACCTTATGGGAAGGAATGTCGCAGCCTTTTCTATGCACCAAACAATTGGGATCTTATTGGTATTGATGCCAAAGCACTAGAGCTACGTTGTCTAGCTGGTTATCTTGCTCTCTGGGATGACGGTGAATACGCAAGTATAGTCACTAATCCCGATATTGATATTCATGTTTATAACCAGCAGATGTTTGGTGTTGCTACACGTGATATATCAAAGAGACTGCTATACGCCCTATTATATTCTTGTGGTGCAATGAAAGCTGGTACACTAATTGATCCGAATGAAAAAGATGAAACAGTTCTCAGAAGACTAGGAAGTAATGCAATCAATTCATTCATGAAAGGTGTGCCGGCACTTAAGAAACTTAAAGAGCAGATTGAAGAAAAGATTGCAACGCGTGGTTATCTCAAGGGATTAGATGGTCGTGTGTTGTATTGCCGTTCTGCATTCAAAGGATTGAACGTATTACTACAGGCAAGTGGCGCAGCAATCATGAAGCAAGTAGTAGTGAATGTACATAACAACATTGAGAACAGTCTTGGACTAGAGCATGGCCAGGATTGGGAGCAACTCTTGTTCATACACGATGAGATTGAGGTGGCATGTAGTCCCAGATACACAGAAGACATCAAGACTGAAGCACTGAAAGCCTTTGAGGAAGCTGGAGAATTCTTTAGCTTCCGTTGTCCTATTGAGGGAGATGCTAAAGTTGGTCGCACTTGGTACGATGTTCACTAATGTCCCGTCCCAGGTAAGACGTTAAACTGCCTTAACACTTTCTTTTTGATCCGATGAATTTTGCAACAGTTTGTGCACAACTTGCCGAGGATCCTCGGGAGGTTTATACCAGTGCAACCTCAACTGCTATCCGCTGTAACGTGATGTTGCCTCCAGTAGGTAACAAAGCACCGACTCTGATTGAACTGAATGCTTACGGCAAAACTTCCGAGCGACTTGCGCGTCTCCAAAAGAACGCACAGATTTACATTCACGGCGCCAAGCTACGTTTCGATCTTGACGCAAGAGCGTACTCACTACATGGAGGAGTTATTGCACAAGTTAACGATCAGTTCCCAATCCTCAACACAGTCATCCTTAGTGGACGTTGTGTAAAAGATATTGATACTGCCGATCAACGTGCATTTAAAACTACTGCGTCAGGTCTGATGATTTGTAATCAGACATTGGCAGTAAGCACCGGAAGGAATCAATCAGACTTGTTCAACTTCTATGCCATCAATTCCCATGAAGACAAGCTAAACCAGGCTCAGCTGCTAGCTGACTTCACGCGCAAGGGCGTGGGGCTGACGATCCAGGGTCGGTTGGTTACCGATGCCTGGAAGGACAATGACTCTGGTGAGAAGAAAGCTGTGACTAAGATACAGCTAGTGTCAATGACTCTTGCACCTAAGCCCCAGGGTAGTGGGCAAGAAATCAAACCGCAAACTACGGTTAGCTCATCGGAGAATGTGACTTCCCTTTGGGGTGGTCGCACTGTGGAAGAGTCACAAGATGTGTGGAATCAAGCATCTGGTGGTGGACTTCCCGATCTGCCGGGCCAATATGGTACGGCACCTGACCTTGACGAAATCCCTTTCTGAACCATGGCGCTCCAAATGAACATTACTGAACTTGACTTCAGTTTGCTTGATGCAATTGCCTATGAGTATTTCATGGACAATCTAAATGAATGTATTGAAGTGAACAGCGAAGATGGCGCTGATGTACTATCTCAATCTGTTGAACTTCTTGCAGAACTTTCATTCTGTATTGGAGAAATGTTTGTACAAAAACGTCTGAACTATCTTGAGCGCAAGCACAAAAAAGAACAGGAGAGCAATGACTAATTTTAAATTGGTAAAACGTGCGTTTACATTTACTTTTGTGGAAGATGACTTTAGTTGCGTTCTTGAGAGTCAAGCTGTAACCACTGATGAAGTTATGGTACACCTCATTCAATTTCTTCGGGGGTGTGGGTACCAGGATGAAAGCATCTATGACGCAATGCGTGAGGCGATTGATGAGCGTGATGCTTTCAACAAATGCTGAAATGGCCCTGCACACTGGCCTCCGGACGGCCTTAAAAGCGTCGATGTCCAAACCCTGAAAAAACCATGACTACAACTCCGGTTGACATGATGTCTGAAGAATGGATGGACAACATCCAGGCTTCTGCTGCTTCTAATTATGGTTCTGTTCCTTCTCTGAAAACTTCTACAAAAATGACTGTGAAGAAAACGTCTGCTCTTGCAACTCGTGGTATCGAGTCTTTCAAACTATTTCAATCTAAAGAGTTTGTATCTGGTTACCAGAATCTGGTGACAATTCAGCCGTTGAATAAGTCTAAGACTCGTGGTTGGTTTGTTCGTAACTCTGACCTGGATACTTGCGGCTGGAGTGCAACTGAAGATCAGTTTGCCAAAGGTTCTGTTATCTGGAACTACAAGCAAACATTTGGTATGGCACCTAACACTTCTGTTGAAGAGGGCCTTAATTTCACTGAGCCTCGTCTCCAGATCCTATTGCGTTCTCCCCTCATGGTTGAGGAAACCACAGGGATGCGTCAAACGATTGGAACCTTTGACGATCCAGATGTCAAAGAATTGTTTGAAGCCGATAAGATTGCATCCGACCTTGCCAACAGCAAGGGCGAGATGTACAAGCGTAAGTACAGTGTACGTACAAAGTATCTGGTGTATATCCTGACCCAGGACAATAAGCGTGCTCACAAAATTCCTATGGTGCTTACCCTCAAGGGTCTTAATGGTACTGACGTCAGCGACAAAGTCAAGCTGTACGAAAGGGAAATGTCTAAGTGCTTGAGCAAGGCACTAGACGCTGAAGTACCACTGAGCTTTAATGAAAAGTTCTATGCCACTACCGTATTTGCTCCGGTACTTGCCAATGAGATGCGCGGCGCCAACAACGTTGAGATCTGTGCAATTGAATCTTTTGACATACCTGATTACAGCAACCAAGAAGCCGCTGTCGAATCACTAAATCGCTTGTCAATTCCTGATGAAGATCGTGAATCTACTTGGAAGTTCCAAGAGTTGTTCCAGGATTACATCAACCAGCATTCTCGGCAAGATGCAGAGAAACTTGGTGGTGCATATGGAATTAAAACTGGTGTAGAGATTCTGCCTGTATCTCGCACCACGGATGCAGTTGATGTGAAAGCATTAGCTGGTAGCTATGATGTCACGGGTGAGGATGCTAGTCTGTCGTGACTTTCTTTGGGATGCTATTGAAATGACTTGAGTAATTCTCGTTCATTAATTCCATAGCATCCCTGACTAATCCTTTAATTGCCATCTGCCGTGTTGTTGCAATCTTTGTCAGCAGCACGGCAATTTCTTTTAGCTCACTAAGTGATGTACATTCATTAATTGTTCTGAACATCTTTTCTTGCCAGAACAAATCTTCTGGAGACGATTCGAAATGTAACATGCTATTAATTTGGTTTTGTTTATTCTACTCACATAGTTAAATCCTGTTTTGAATTAAAGGTTGTATTTAGAAACACATTCATGAAGCCCGAACACAAAGCAATGTTTAAGTATGGAGGATCCTTTGGCCTGGTTGGTGCAGGGCTGCTTGCTGCTGTGGGCACTCCTGTGGCATGGGCTGCGCTGGCTTACGGAACCTACAAGGTATCCAAGGCGGCGTACCAAAACGCCAAGCTCAGTGCTATGCTCCAGGAAGACGACGGCAATTGGCGCGTCTAGTCAATCTCAACCTAATCTCAACCTATGTCTACCCAAGTACAAGAAGAACTTAACGCAGCGCAAGCGTGCATCTACACACGTACCAACATTGCGCGTGCGTACCAGGGCTTTGATGACACCGAAGTTGCTGGCATTTATTTGCGAGGTGATCATTGTGTTGTGGTGCATCGCGATGGTGTTGAGCAGACTTTTGAGCGGTCATTGATTAAAGCTGCGCACCAGTCTTATACTCATAGACTCAAAGACTTCTTTTCTTACCTTGGTCCCCATTATCGTGGCCCTAGTGTATGGCATAACAATGCTTACATTATGTTTAAGGGCTGGCACTACACACACTCACTCGGACACCTGACTTCAAATGCAAAACTACAACAGCACTGGGCCGACAAATTTATACACCTATCAGACTCTGCCAAAGTCACAACCCTCCTCCAGTCCAACCAAACGGACCTGGGGCATCTGGTTGCGCCGGACGGGATGCGGCTTTCAAATCGGCCGATTGATATGGACGCTGAGTTGGTGGAAAACGAAAGTTCCATTCAGGCACCTGAACCTTGGTGTTCATGCGGGTCCTTTCAGCGTCAGCTCAACAATGTGGATTTGTTCCGACAAGAGATTGAAGGATTCAAGCCATGGTGCATCCACTTGACTTGGTTCCACAAGTACCGTGAACTGTTGTGCAAACGCACAGAAGCACGTAACGCATCAACCAGTGGAACGCCAGATAAGTGTGTAGCCTGGTGGTATGCACCACCTGCAGACCACACCAATGATGGACGCTTTGTGCTTTTGTATACCAAGTCTGGTGCACAGGCTCCGTTGACGCACTGGCGTACCTACAAACCAAAGGAAATTTTTACTCAGCACCAGGCGTGGGATTTGTTTTTCAGTATGATGGAGGCTGGCTACGTACCATTTCCTGGTGTTGCTTTGCCTCAACTTCAATCAGCAATTAAGAAATGAAAACACACGACATCTCAAAGAACTAAATAAATGACTGATGACATTCTTGATTATGCTCGTCAGCTTGCAACTAAACCTATGACCAACAACTCAAACAACAACTGGCTTCGAAAATTAAAGATTGAATGTATTGAAGAACAAGAGGATGGTAGCTTGACTATCCAAATTGAATGGGATGAAACAGACCCAGACCTTGAGTACTGGGTATCATTAGGGAAGGAAGGACAAAAAACCTTTTTCCTTGATTTGTTAACCAACGCAATCACTAGCCATGGCAATTGATCTTTACGGCATTGATGAAGATCGTTACATTGAAATCTTTAAAGAGAAAGCTGGATTGTTGTATCGCACTATGCGGGAAATGATTCGGGTATCTCTTGAAGAGCAAGTGGATCTTAACCACTGGCCGCACGAAACAATTTGGCGTATGTATGAAAGCATTTCATATGATGCAAACGAAGAAGCTCGGCAGATTACAAAAAAGGAATGCCCAAGCAAACTTCCTGACTATGATCTGGGTCCAACCAGGGGTGAACTGATGGATGAAATCCAAAACATCAAAAAGATGTTGGACACACCTGAGTGATCAGTCGTCCTGGTCATGACGTTAAACTGACCAACTCATCAGTCTAACTTACGACTTCAGTTTAATGTTTGAAGCAATCTTTTCTACTGTTCTTCCTGTTTTCAAAGATCTTCTTATAACAGCAGCCGCAGCGCTGCTGGCGTATGGACTCAACAAACTTCAGTCTTACTTTCAAACCATCTGAGCTATGACTCAAATTACTCAAACTAAAATCAAAGATCTAAATGTCCTCCAGCTTTATGAACACTATGGTGCCTTGGAACGCAGTCTTCCTTTGCTTACTCCTGAGTCCCAAGAGCTGGCAAAGGCTGAGCTGGAGTCTTGCTCCAGGCTTCGGTCTGAAAAGATTGATCGCATCTATTACGCAATGGCAGCCCATGAGGATGCATTGGAGCGTATTAAGAAAGAAGGTGAGCTGATTACGCAAGCTAAGCGTCATCACGAGTCTCAACTCAATTCCCTCAAGGGATTGTTAAATTGGTTGCGTCGAGCCTTGCCACTAGACTCGAACAAAATCACAGGTCGCAACTACCAGTTTGTCCTTGTCAAAAAGAGATCACTCACCGTTGAAATCAAGTCCGACCCAGAAGACTGGGACGCTGACCAAAGACAGTCTTATTGCGTTGAAGAAGAAGTCACCACAACCAAACGAGTTGTGTTACGTTCATTATCAGGAGACGTCCTCGAAGAGAGGGTCGAACCTACAACCAAAACTAAAATTGTTCCCAACCTCGATGCCATACGCAGCGCCCATCAAGCAGGTGAAAGGCTCCCAGCTGGAGTCAAAGTTTTACAAGAGTACAGCATCCGATCTAAACGGATCTACGGAAACGACTCCTCAATGGAACTGGAAGCATCCCAGTATCCAGGACAGCTTCTACCTGAAGATTGAAGCGCCACATAATGTTGATGATGCACGAATCAAAATGGACTGCCATCAACATGCAGTGACTGACTTTAATCTTCAGCTAGAGATGAATGATCTTGAATACGAAATGCTCAAGGATAATGGTGAGGTGTTGCCATACAACACCGCAAAGGCTGATGACCTAGAACAAAAGAAACTTAAGTTGTTCTTTGGTAAGAGGTTCCATCAGAATGCAGCTAATGCTTATTGGTATTGGTTGGTTAAGACCCAAAATAAATACGATTACAATTAAATAACTACTGAGGGGTTTCCATGACTGACGATAATCTAGTCAAACTATTGGCTGGGTTTACCAGTGATGGGACCCCTCTCCAAGCATTAATTGGTAACCGTCAAGAATGGGGCGTTACTATTTTGACTGCTGCAATGCTGGCAAATGAAAACCTTGCTGGCCAAATGACAGCAGAAGAAATGGTTGATGGAGCTATTAATTATTACAATGTAATTCAAGAACGTCTTGGTTACTACCAGAAATGTCAAGCACATTCTCTTGAGCGCCTGCTAAATAATTGAGTTTTCTTGCTAGTGTATTAAAGTCCTTAAACCCAACCAATGGAAACCATTGCTGTTCCTAGGTTAACCGTATCTTTTGCGGTTGATCTGGAAGTAGAGTACAACGCTTTTGAAGGTAAAACACCACAGGATGTGGCTATTGCCCTTCAAGATGAGCTGGATGATTTGTTATTTGAGACCAGCCCAGCTGTTAAAGGTGTGTTCACTTCTATTACTGCAATTGATTCCAATGGATGATCTAGTAAAGAAACTTAATACTGCCGGTGCTTTTGATTCGCCTTGGCTTCAGGAGCAACTCCGTAACTGGAACGTGGTTGACGAACAGAAGAAAGCAGACTTTATGGAACGTCTGTACGAGGTGTACAAACCAACCAACAACTGCTACACGGGTCTGTGGGAACGTTTCTGTTTGACAGAGGCTGGCTCGGCAATGCGCGAGCGGTACTTCGAGATGCTTGCAGCTATCAAGGAGTATGAGGAGTTGGTAACAAAACAAAAAGAACGTGAAGCTGCCGTTTAGTTCCCGTTGAGCAGACTAGACTTTAGAGACGTGCCAGCATTGTGGTGCGTCTTTTTTCTTATGGAAACCAACACTACTAAACCAATGGAAACAATTAAAAACTGGCAAGAATGGTATAACAAACATCGTGTAGATGTGATTAATGAGCCCGGAGAAACCAAAAAATCACGTGAATCTTTGCATGACACCAGCAACGCAGTAGATACCCTACCTGCCTGGCGTGATTACTATAAAGAACTTATTAAAAATCCAACAGAAACTTCTGTGTTTAAAGAGAGGGCTATTGCTCATTTCTCAGATACACTTGCTGAGTTTGCAAATGAATTAACGGCTACTGAGGTGATTGACTGCTTTCTTTCTGCTGCAACTGAACAACTTAATCAAATTGAAAAAGAACGTTCACGTGCATTGGATATTGTAAAACTTATTCAGAGTGTTAAAGATGAGAACTAAAGAATATTATCCTGAATGGATTTGCGATCAGTGTGGTGTGACTTATGGTATCTGGTATAAAGGCCATGCTTATATTGGCCCTCCTTCTTGGAGGGCCACATATCATATGGGTAAGTGTCAGGTGTGTGAAACAGAGAATGTGCCTGTAACAGAACCAAGGGATTATGGTGGGTTAAGTCATAAAGAAATGCGTGAGATTCATGCACAAAAAAAGAAAAAGAAACAGGTGGAATAGTTAGTAAATTAGAATTACTGAAGCAAATAAATTAGTATGAACATTCGATACGTCAATGATTACGGTGATGGAACGTCAGGATATTTAAACTATGGATCAGGTGTTGTTGTCACAACCGCTAGTGGACAACCCATTGAAGTAACCACTGAGCCAAGTGGTGTTCTTTCAGTGCAGGGTGGTGGGACAGGTAGTGATGCATTTGGGCGTTTACGTACCGCAGCACCTTTGACACTGTTTGATTCCAGCCATAGATACAAAGATAATGGTTTATGGGTTACATCCAGTGGAACTGGTGGTGCTACATCATTTGATAGTAATGCTGGTCTTGTTACATTAAACACAACTACTACGTCTGGTTCACAAATTATTCGAGAAACAACAAAAGTATTTTCTTATCAACCAGGGAAATCTTTGTTGATAATGTCTACGTTTGTTATGAACGCTGCCAAGGCAGGGCTTCGACAACGCGTAGGTTACTTTGGTGCTAATAACGGTATTTACCTAGAACAAGACGGTACGTCTTCTCCGTCTTTTGTTGAACGTAGTTACGTAACTGGGTCTGTAACAGAAACACGTGTTGCGCAAGGTGACTGGAATATCGACCCATTAAATGGTACTGGACCTTCTGGTTTAACACTTGACTTAACTAAAGCTCAAATTCTTTGGATGGATGTTGAGTGGCTAGGACTTGGCACAGTAAGAATTGGTTTTGTAATCAACGGTAAACTTATTCATTGCCATTCGTTCCATCATTCAAATTTAATTGCATCAACTTATATCACTACAGCATCTTTACCTTTGCGTTATGAAATTACCAATACGGCCACAACTGCATCTTCTAGTACATTAAAACAAGTTTGTTCAACCGTTGTGTCAGAGGGTGGTTATGAACTGCGAGGACAACAACAATCTATTGGTACTGCAATCACATCTCCATATAGCCTTACAACTGCCGGTACTTTTTATCCTGTAATTTCAATTCAATTAAAATCAACAACACTAGATGCAATTGTTATTCTGACTGCATTGTCTATTATGGCTGCAGGTGGTACAGCCAATTATTGCTGGCGTGTATTAGCAAAGGCAACAACTTCTGGTGGTGGCTGGGTAAGTGCAGGTACTGATTCAGCTGTTGAATATAACCTTACCGGTACTTCAAGTAGTGGCGGCCGGGTAATGGCACAAGGCTACTTCAGTGCATCAAACCAAGGGACATCAACAATTGATGTATTAAAAGAAGCTTTGTTTAAATTTCAGTTAGAACGTGACGGTCTTGCTGGTACGCCTTATGAAATTAGTTTGTTGATCAGTGCCAGTGCAAATACATCAACCGTACATGCCGCATTAGATTGGGAAGAAATAAGTCGCTGATCAGCCCCAGGGGGAACCTAAGGCTCTTGCTAAGGCAAAAACTCCGGGTTAAGCAATGCTAATGAGACACAGCGTTGTCACACCCATTGATCCTGCTACTATGACTGGGCACCTCAGGGCTTCAATCTATGACCCATCCAGAAACCATAACTATTGACGGCGTACTGTATGTGCGCCAAGATTCAATTCCAAAAGGCAAGCGCGCTGTTGTAGTGGTTGACCGTGGTTGGATTTTTGCTGGTGACGTAACCAGAGAAAATGGCCGCATTAAACTGAGCCGCGCACTTCATGTTTTTAAGTGGGAATCCATTGGCTTTGCCAAAATGGTTGAAACAGCAAAAGCAGATCTTCGACCTATTGCAGACGTAGATATTCCCGAAGGAGCAGAAATCTTTGCAGTGCCAGTGAAAGATCAATGGGGGCTCAAATGACATCTAATGCGTTGATGCGCCCTATTGGCAACGGCTACGGCAACGGCAACGGCTACGGCGGCAACGTCTACGGCGGCTACGGCTACGGCTACAGCGACGGCCACGGCTACGGCTACGGCTACGGCTACGGCTACGGCTACGGCTACGGCTACGGCTACAGCGACGGCCACGGCTACAGCGGCGGCTACGGCGACGGCTACGGCTACGGCTACGGCCAAGGCCACGGCACTTGCTCTCCAAATCGCAAAAGGAGACCTTGATGCCCAAAAGCCCTTACGAAGGCGGCAAAAAACGTCGCCACCTTACGCTTTCAGACCAGGCCTACAACCATCTTGGAGGCCTGGTCAAAGGGGCCAAGCTTTCGCGCTCTGAAGCTCTTGAACACCTCATTGGATTGGAAACAAATAAGCCGCTGAGGTGTTAATGACTGATAAACTGGTAGTAATGATAGAAACTTATGTATACCCCCGGTCCTCAACAGTACCAGCCTGCTAAAACCCCTCAGCTTCAAGCTGTTCCTCAGCCCCAGGTACAAGAGAAGCCTAAGGCTCCTGCAAAAGCTAAGACTCCTGGCAATGACGTTGGGGCTTTTATTCAGCAGTGTATTTCTCTTTGTGCATACATTAAAGAACTAGAGACCCAAAGTCACTTAATCCACCTCAACTACGAGGGTGGTAACTTTCTTGGGGTACATGCATTCTTAAAAGATCAATATAAAGCCCATCTAGAACAGTTTGATACTCTTGCTGAGTTTGTTCGCTCGATGGATTATCTCCTCCCGCAATGTGGTTCTGGACTTAAAGATGCTGCTCCCCCGATGCAAACAGTGACTTCATATAAAGGCACTGACATGCTTGGCGTGTATTACAAAAATCTTGAAGAGCTTGGCATGAAAACCAAAAAGCTGGAGCCTGTAGCTGCCAAAGTGGGTGCTATTGATATTCAGAATTACATGGCTGAGTTATGTGGAGAAGCGTTTAAGGCGGCTTGGTTTATTAAAGCAACCTTGAGGAATGGATGATGGATATTTTTGATCCCGCTTCTTTATCTAATTTACCAACAAACTTTGGCGACGTTGCCATGAGTCGTGGACAAGCTCGTCAAATCATTGATCGATTTACGCAAGAAGCTGTAAGGAAAAACATAACTCCTGATGCGTTTCAAGAAGGTTTGTATTATCTGGGGCAAGTAGGACAAAGCCCAGATTTTACTCGAAGCAAAATTCGAAACACATTAAAAAGCCCAATGGGCAGATTAATACTCGAAAATCCACAACTGGCAACGCAAGCAGCTGGCCAGTTTGGTGATTTGGTTACAGGTGTTAATCCTGCATTAGCAGGTAAACATATGGGATTGGTAAATCAATTAATGCAAGAAGCCAAAAAAGATAACTTGTTGCGATCTGATGTAACTTATGACGAAATTAAACGTGAAGTACAACAACCTATGTATGGTGCTTTACAAGATTGGGTAAAAGATAAAAAAAGTAACACGGCTGCAATAGAGGTTTTAAAAGAATCATACTTAGGAAAAAATATAACGCCCGGTACAGTAAGCCGTATCTTTCCTAAAGGTATGCCAAAAACCGGGCTTCCTCAATACGCATTGGGAATACCTTTTAAATAGTTAATCGCTCCAGTGCTCAAGCCTATGGCAGTTGCAGCACAGCGGGATGCATTTACTCATCTCTTCTTCTATCCTGCTCCAGCTGTACCCGTGGCTGACCATGTTTGAAATATTGTGATCCTTGTCACCAATGTGGTGGAACTCAAGGACACGATGATCCTTTATGCCACACTTCTTGCAGGACAAAGTCTTTTTGTACTCCAAGAACTTGTTGCGATTCTCTTGAAGCTTTGGCTTGGAAGTGGGCACCAAGCTGGTAAATAGCTGTTGTAAATATAACAGTTATTCTTCGTTTGGCGTCTTCCAAAAATACTCATCAGATTCACCAAGCCTACCCCACTTAGGCGCGTGTTCTACATCGAAATAACGAGTAGAGACCTTAAAATCAGGCGTCTTTAAGTCATGATTGGTAAGAGATGGATCACACATGCGGCACCTGTTATTGGGGTAGGCACCAATCTGCCCGTTTTCTAAAACAACAATATTATGGGACTTGTGCTCATCGGGGAATTCAGCAAAGTAAAAATCAGGTTCGTTTCGATGAGGGTGATAGTTGTCAATTGTGAACAGATAGTTGCCTTTCATTACGCCGGCGCTACGGGTCATCACTTGAAACTCCATGTTAAAGATCAAGTTTTTTTCAATGACTGTAAGCCCATGGTCAAATCCATTCCAGAACTGAAGGTCTGTTAACCCTAAATCAGGGGTTGGACTTTCTGGTTTTTCCGGATAGTTGGGGTCCCAGGACAAGAACGCACTGATAGGCAGCTTGTCATAAAGTGCACCATACTCAGTCAAGTAAGTTTCAAAATATAGAGCACGTCCTGTTAAAGACTTGCAGGTTACCCAATAACCTGGGGTGTATTCCCCGTGTCCATCGTGTAGATCACGAAGATACTCCCTTCGTACCCAAACTTTTACTGGTGGTACGTTGGCTACCAAGGTGGTCATTAGGTTTGTTCAGATCTATTTAATATAGAGCACACAGAAGGGACTCGAACCCTTATCGCATTAACTGTTTATAGCACTGCGTCCAGTGCATCAACAGATGCCGCCCTATCCAATTGGTTCGCACTGTGTGAATCGGTCGTGCTGGAATCGAACCAGCTTTCCACGTAGCTTGTCGCCCCGTCCTTACCAATAGACTACCGACCGAGTGACCCCCTGGTTTGTGCATCATCCGGCGTCCCGGAGCTAGGCATAGGGGGTGTTGCATGATGCAAAGCTTCAGGGCTTTACTTGCTTCAGGGCGTTTCATGCATGATCCGTCGCGCTTGCCAAATCGGTCCCCGGCGCACCCGTGAATCAATCGGGCGGAGGTGATCAACCCTCCGGCCTGGAAACCCAGGACTTAGACGCAAACCAGGACAGGCAAGTACGCCTTCATGGGCTGGTTGCACCCTACCGACAGAGCAGTAGGGGTGGTTGATGGATCAGGTGTGTCGCCTTCTAGGCTATGTGCCTAACGCGCACAGGGACCTGACCTCTATCACTCGTAATCATACAACAAAAAATAACACTGTGCAAATATTGTATGCAGCAGAATATTATGACGCAAACACCCTCACCGGCTGCTCAGGGCTTACCACGTACTGCTCCCACTCCTGTGGAAGGTCACCCACGTAGTTGCAGTGCCAGCCATCCAGCACCGTTGGAGAGGTGATCACCTCACCGGTCTTAGGGTCGTATTCGCCGCCACGGACGATGACGCCAATGCAGTCGAGGGCGTGTGTGTGACTAGCGGTGAGGATCCGCACGGTGCCATCCTCATCGGTGGCGGTGAAGCCGGCCTCGGCCAGGGCAGCCATGCCGGTGGTCTCGTCGGGGAAGCGGAGGAAGTGGGTCATTGCGTGAGGGCTTGGAGAGTGGAGTTACTCAGGCGCTGGGGGAAGTAGGTGAGGCGGCGGATGGTGCCGTTTACGGATTGGCCAGATGCGAAGTTCTGCCCAATGTGGATTCTGTCTGGTGTTGGAACTGTTGCT